GTTCTCCATTGTTTTTGATTTCTTCTGCCATAATTTCATTACCTCTACTTTCTGCGATTTAAGTTTTCTCTAACTATTTTTTTGCGATATTTGTATTGCCCTTTCTCTAGGGCATATAAAAAGCACCCACATTTCTGTGAGTGCCTAATACCTATTTAATATATTCAATTGTGCATCTGCAATTAACAATCTCTTCTGCCGATGCTCCATAAGATGTGTCTTTCGGAAATAACATGAGTGAATCACCTACAAAGTAAGGTTCTGTTATATCCATAACAAGACTTTCCACTTTTCTATGCGTTTTCCGTACATCTTTATCCATTTCTGTATTCCATTTTTTCTTTGTGTAGCCTTTTTTAACAGCTGTTAAATATTCTGTGTAATTCAGAATGCTGTTTGCTTCATTTTCAGCAACGAGAACCGCTCTGTCCTCTGATAAGAAGTAAGGCTTATCCATATTTTCCTTTGTTGTTTCTACAATTTGTCTGGCAAAATCACGGATATACTCTTCTATATACTCATCCAATTCTGAATATTCTTTTGCCAGTTCTTTATACTTTTCTTCTGTTTGGCTTATTATCTGTTGCAAATTATTTTCCAACATTCCATATTTTTTATATGCATTTATGAGATAAAAAAGAAAGAGCATGATTTCTTCAAATCTGTTTGACAAATCCACTCTTTCCTCTTTCTGTTTTTCATCCAAATCCATTTCTCCGAAATATTCTTCATACGTAATGGATTTTCTTTTATATCTGCCCTCGTATAATGCGTTTAATTGGTCAAAACTAAGCACAGCCATAAAAGTATCACTCCTTTATATTTCCACCAATTAAAGGGCTGTTTTGCTCCTCATCGCTATAATCTGCGAATGGCTTGTCATTTATCTTGGATGACTTTTCTTCTTTAAAGACATTTGATTCCTGATACTTCTTAACACCTTCTCCACTTCTTTCAATAACTTGGTTGTTATCTTCGAAGAGTGGTGCTACTGTAACAGCATCCCTTAAGTCGAATCCATGGCTTAAAAGTGTTGCTATTGCGTTTGTTTTTACAGTAAGCTCATAAGTCTTACTTCGTTTTATGTTAGGCTGAATATCAGTGAATTTCAGATTTAACAAAGGACTGTCAGCTGGTACATATGGAGAAACTTGAATCGCTCTCAAAACAACCTTTATTTCTTCCATTTTGCAACTTTCCATAATATTCTGTTGCTTTTGCGCTTCTGCTTCTGCCGTACTCCAACCAGTAGCACTATCCATAGCAATACCGGTAGAACCACCACTGTTATCATTTCTTGATGGTACATTGCACTTTTGCAAAATCAACGAACGTCTTGACGCAATATTTTTTAACATTCCGTCATAATCATAATCTACAACCAATGGTGCAATTTTAGGCGTTTTACCATCTGTAGTAGAAAATGTCTGTAACCACTCATTTGATTGTGGTTTTCTAGTTTCTTCTGTCTCTGTTCCATCTTCATTTTTCGTGACAACTTTTGGAAACTCAACATCTACCGTATGCCATACAACTTGTGTGTTCTGCTCTACATCGTTTGTAAAGTCAGAAATCAAAAGATTGAGATTGTCCATTTCAGAAATCTGTCTTTCGAAACAACCCATTCTGTCATATGACCTAAACCATTCAATAATCGGTATTACTCCTAATGGGTTTTTTTCTCCACTTCTAGGCAAATGCTTAAATCCTTTTAATTCAAACCTAAAATCAACAGTAAATGCTGTTATGTATTTAATTCCGTTAATTTCTCTGTAAGTTCCGGCTATCATTATTCTTTTGTCAAAATAATAACTTGAACGAATAACAAATGTATTTGTAGGCTCAAGACTTTCAACCTTGAAATAACTCCCACCAAGTTTAATATCTTGTTCGTCCATGTTCAAATCAATGTATGTATATCCCAAACAGCCAATTTCAACATTTCTTGCAAGGTGTTGTGTCTTTTTTCTTATTTCTTCCGACTCATAACAAGAATTTAGAATTGATATTCCGTCAGTTATTGCCGAATTATCTCCCTTGTCTTCTCCTCTCTGAACAAGAGTAATAGGATTTCCCCAATGAAATGCGGTCTTGAAATCTGTTACTTCGTTTGCAACATTATCTACACATTCACAATCAATGTCCGGTCTATACTTTTTAGGTTTTTTCCTTACAATCGGTTGATTCCCTTTTTCGTATTCGTCTAAAAACTTAATTCTGTCGGCATTTCTTTGATGTACAGGAAGTAATTCTTGCAAAATCGGTATTATATTTTCGTATGTAATTACCGGCTCATCTGTCAGTAATTCGTATCTTCCTATCTGCATATTTGCACCTCTAAATCACTAATGAAATGTCTTTCCGCTACTTGTATTTCTTTTTGGTATATCTTTTAACTTGATTTCTTTTGTCTTCACATCGAAAACTACTCTTTTATTGCATTTTCTACAATTCACAATTACATTTATTCTTGATTTTCCATCCCATGTTGCAACTTTTCTTTTGCATTTAGGACAATATATTTTTAATTCTGCCATATTCTTTACCCTCATTTTTCCAATAAAAAAGCACCTACATAACGTAGATGCTTCGGAGTGTTTTGAACGAATTTGATTTTTATTCTTATCTATTATTCATTATAACTTGTTAATTTTGCGACATTCCATGACATGTTATCATTTTTTATATGTTTTACCATATTTTTTTTCAAATTCTTGTAATGCTTTTCCATGTAGTCTTAAAATTTGCCTTGACGAATATGCCATATCTTCCGCAATTCTCTCAAATTTTTTCTTTTGCACATATCTTGAAAATAATAACTGATAATATACTTCGTCTTCCATACTGTCTATTTGCTTTATTATTTCTTGTTTTTTTGAAATATACTCATCTATGTAGTTATCTAATTCAATTTCTTTTTGCTCTATCTTAACAATTATATTTCCAATTCGGTCAAAGTTGCTAGATGATTGTACTCTTTCCTCATTTTTTATTGCTGATACTCCGTAAGACAAAGTTTTTAATTGACATATTTCAGACAATTTATTTTCAATAACCTTATCCATTCGACTAATCTGCTCTAAATATTCCTTAGTCTCCATTGTTTTCCCCCTTATCCTTTAAAACCTTTCTAACCATTATTTTTGTTTCAACAACTGCAAGTAAAATTACTGACATGCATGAATAATACAAATTATCTGTTACTAATGTGCATATAACAATTATTAGAATATAACTTAAAAAATCTATCATAACACCCTCCTATATTGGACTTGAAATAATTGCTGATTGCCTTACTCTGTTTCCTTTTGTCATTCTCAATGCAAAGTTTGAGAAAACATCCGGAACGTCGTCAAGTTGCTTCTTGCCACTGACGGAATATTGTTTTAATAAGCTCATCATTACTCCGTATGGTTCTTTCGGTGTGTATAAAGACGCATCTTTGAAAATCACATTCTGCAAAATCCAACTTGAACATTGAAAAATTCTTGCCTCTTTGTTTGTTTCCGTAGGTTTGCTTGTGATATTACATATCCAACCTTTATTTTCCACTCTCTTGTTTACTTCAAGTGCTACTCTATCGCCACCTGCATTACTTTCAAACTCGCAGTCTTGCACTTCATTGTTTACAAGAGTATTCGCAGCATTCTCATATTGCATTTCATAATCAGCAGTATTATCGCAAACACAATCTACACAATACCAATCATCTCCATATTTGTGTAATACCGGCATAACAAAGTAATCTGTACCCTTGCCCTTTGTATCGCATTGTGCTGTAATAACTTCCGGCTCTCCGTGTGGCAAGTTAAGGTATCTTCTGATTTTATCTTCGGGAAATAATAAGCCCTCACGCTCAATAGGTTGCTGTTTGAATAAGCAGTTATACGATATTTCATCCATAAGGTGCGCTTGGTCGTTAAAAAACGCAACTGTAAAGCCTTGGTATTCGTAATCAAAGTTGCTTTGCCCGGTCTTTTCGTCAATATCCGGCATTGCAATTACTTTTACCCTCGGATTTCCCTCATACATTTGGATAACCCTGCCGATTACATCCCCAACGCTCCATCTCGTAGCATTGATAATCTCTTTACAAGGTCTATCTTCGCTATCCATTGTTTTTCTCTGTCTCGCATCGACAGTATAAGCACCCCATTGTTTTTCAAGGGTATTTTTATTTAATGCTTCTTCCAGTTTACCAATCATATCATCAACAAGAAGAAACTTACTTGCTCTTACCTTACCTGCATTCTCTGAACCAACAGAAGCGGTTTGTAATGACGGAAACGGCTTGTACTTGCCAACATTAAACTGTTGCATTTTCGCATTTGTAGAAGTTATATTTAAATCGGGAAATATTTCGCGCCAAGTGTACTCTAAATCGTTTGAAACCATTTGATATACGCCGTCATAGTACATTCTTGTAATATCGCCACTATGAGAGTAAAAAAGGCTATAATCATTCGGATACCAACCGATAACCGCCGAATTAAAGAACTTCAACAAGGTTGTTTTCCCTGTTCCGGGTGGCATTGATACGCAAATTATGTCGTAAAGGTCATCAATCGTGCCTTGGTAAGCGTCTATAAGACCAAATTTCGCAAATTGCGGTCTTTTTGGCATATAAAATCTCTCTTTTGGCTCTCTTTTCTTCTCCAAATACAACAAATAACTGTCTAGCACCTTGTTTTGTGCTTCAACACGCAAAATATCGTATCTTTTATCCAAAATGTCGTACCAAGTCTTGTTGGCAAACGCAAATTTCTCTAATTCCCAAGCATTTCCACCGCCTGTAAGCCGTAAAATGAAGTCATCAATAATGTTTTTCGCCCTACTTGATACTTTTAAACCATATTCACGGTCTTTTTCGGTTGTAAGTGCCGATTGTGCCGCCAAAGTGTACGCATTTACCACTTCTTCCGTAATTCCGTGTCGCTCTATATAGTTTTCATACCCCTGTATCGCTTTTTGCAACTCTTTAGAAGCCATAAAAATAGCACCTCATTTCTGTAATACAAAAATAAAAGTGCTACTTCACTGATACATACACCTACTTGCGTATGCCTTATATGTTATTTGTTTTTCAATTTTTCCATCATTCTCAAACATTTATCATTGTTTTCACATGATATATCAATAAGATATTTTTTGGTATTATCACAATAACACGTTATGTCTGTTTTTCTGACTATTGGCTCAAAATCTCCACAATACTTGCAAAAACTCTCCAACCTCAAATTAAACCCATCCATACTCTCACACTTTCCCATACTTGCGTATGCCTTAATCCTTATGAATTTATTGTATCTAACTGATATTCCATTTCTTCTTCAGAAAGATATTTATGTCTAACCATATATCTTTCAATCTTGTTTTCTGGATAATTGATTATTGCATTTTTCATTCGCACATACACATCGTAATTATGTATCGTTTTCCCTTTTGAGAAAGTAATCCAACTTTTAACAATAACACCTATCAAGTTTTCTTCTACTACGACAATATCTCCAAAACAAAATTTCATAACTACACCATTCCTATGCTTTTATTCATTTCCTTGCAAATCTTGTTTGCATGAGACTTACTTCCAACACTTCCAAAAACAGGAATATAAGAAAATCCATCTTTGTGACAATAGTAAAATTCTTTTCCTAACTTGTCTATTCCTTTAGATACCACATATTTCATACTCTCACACTTTCCCAACCGTCATTTTCTTAATCACTACACCGCTTGCCGACTTCGTGATGTAAACATCGTTGCCTTTGGCGATTTCTTTGGCGATTTTCTCTAATTTATCCATAAGTTCCAGTTTCACTTGTCTGTCTGTCATTTTTTCACTCCTTTATTGGCATTGAACCACCAATTATATCAGCCTCAATTCTAATCCCTTCGCAGTTAAAAGAAATTTTAATATTTTGCACTTTTGCCAAATCAACTTCTTTTCCATCCAATATAAATTTACGATTTCCATAACCGCCATTCTGAATTTCTATTTTTTCAGCATTTCCTATTCGTACAGTAGATAAGTTAATCCCATTCATCCTCACACAACACCTTTCTGCTTACTTCTCAACCAATTCATCAGCATATCTGCTCATTTCAATCTGTGTTCCGTTTTCATCCTTTGTAGCAACAGAAACGCATCTGCCATTTCCCATATCTCGCATATCCCCAAGGCGAATTTCTGTTTTATCATCATCAAACTTGTAGCATTCACGCATTTTTTCAATACAGTTTTTCATTTCTGTTATTTTCATACAATCACTTCCTATCATTTCCGTTGTATCGGCACGTTGTTAGGTTGCAGTTATTGTTCAAAATTCATCATCTCCAATAATTTCTTGCAAAATCTTATATGGCTAATGGTTAATTCCTGTGCATTGGTAAAACCAACATTTACTCCGTCATAACACAGGCTTGGTTCTTCTTCCAATCTCTTATCACAAATTCTTATTTCGCTTTTAAGAAACTCTGCCACACCATCAACCTTTACAATAAATTCTTCAAGTGGCATATTATTGACTTCCAAATTCTTCTTTGCTTCTTCTGCTACTCGTTTTGCCATATCTTGTATTGTCGGAATTTGTCCCATATCCGCATTTTCTCCTTTTCACCCATACATTTACCACCTCGCATTTTTAAGTGCCTATTTCGGCTTGGAAATGCGTTAAATATTGTTCATAGTATCAATTACGACCACATTTTCTTTTAATAACTCATCATTATTTACAATCGGGAATCCGTTTTCATCAAGTTGATATTTTTGTAACTCGCAATACACCTCAAATGGCTCTGCGTGAAACTCAAAATCAGCCATAGTTGCTTTTTCAACTTTTTGTCCGTCAATCCATACTTCCGTAATGTGTCCGTTACTTTCAATTCTAATTTTTGGATTTTCCATTATTTTCACACTCCTAAAACAGCATAATATTTGGTTCAATATCTCTATCTTCGTGATGATTGCAATATACTTGTAAAAATTCCGATAATTCCCTTAATTCATCAACCTTAAACGTATTTTGATTAATAAGCGAATTTGCAACCTCTAAAGGTGTCAGCATTTCTCCGTTATCTGCGTGAAATTCAATTCGCATAAGTTTTGCACTCTCCTTACTCTCCAACTCTGCTATGCATTGCTTTAATTCTTGGTTTTCTGCTTTCATATCCAAAATTTCTTGATATGTTATTCCGCATTTATCCCAATCGCCTAATTTGTGGTTTATAATATTTTCTAACTGTGCAATCTTATCCTCAAACACCTTATCGTGTTCGGAAAAGTCTAATTCAACAACGCATCCGACATATTTTCTTTCGTAAGGGATGTAATTGTCATCGACAATCTTATTTACCTTTACGACAACTCCATGTTTTACAATTTCATCAATTACCTGTTCATATTCACTCATTCTTACTCTCCCTCACATATTCCATAAACAAAGACTGGATATTTTTCTTTAAATTCCTTAAAAATCATACTTGCAACTTCCCTCATTTGTGGGTGTGCAGCCTTTGCATTTCTCAGTTCAAAGAAATTTCTCCAAGAACGCACATTTAATGTCATTACTATTTCAGTTTTTAAGCTGTTTGGCAGTACTGAACGTGCTTCTTGTGGTGTCATACCATTATCAAGCATTTCAAAGTATGCTGTTTCACTGTCTTGGCAACTTCTAAACCATAAATTGTAATTTTTTGTACCTTTTTCCAAAAAACAAGGCTTTATGACTGTTATTTCACTACCAAACTTGTCCTTAGAATAATTGCAGTATCTTGTACTCTCCTGCGAATAGCTTGCAATCCTATGACGGACAATTTCGTGGGTTACTCCACGGTCACAAACCACTCTTACAGTAATACTGGCATGTTCAAGTACACTTTCGTGATTCTTATTCATGATTGAGCGAATAAATTTTTCAGCCGAACCGTCATTCATATTGTTTTCGCTTTTATAACAAGTTCTTCCTGCAAGTTCTATTCGCTTTAACATATCCTCATAAGTTTCTGTTGTTAAAATCTCTATGTATGGGTTAATTACTTTCACTTATCTTCACTCCTTAAATCTCTGCCACAGATGGGGCAATAATTAATAAACAAACCTTCTTTACCGTCTATTGTCAATGTAAATGATATGTTTTTGTATTTGACAAGTTTTACTCTACCGTCACACACAACTTTTTCATATCTTGCCAAATTTGGTATATTTTCGCAAAACTCACACATATTATCACTCCTATCTGTGCATCTTTAACGCCAAGTGCAAGATTCGAACTTGCAAGCCGAACTAACGACCGACAGATTAGCAATCTGCTCCAATACCATTATGGGAACTTGGCAGATGTTGAGCTTATTTTTTTATTTACGCAAGAATCGTTCAACTCAACAGAATCTTAACTTGCAAGTACATTGTGATTTGTTATTATGCGTTACTGTGTCGACCCCTCACGCTTTTATGTAGTCACTTTCTTTAGGCAAAGTACCAAATTGCCAAAAGACTTGAATGGATTCGAACCATTGTTTTACAAAATACAGTTGTACGCACTAGTCCACTATGCTACAAGCCTAACAATCGGAAAGATGGGATTTGAACCCATACCGGCAAACATAGAGGGTTTACATAAGATTTTTTTATTTTTTAATTACCGGTTTACCATAACTTTCCGTGAGTACAAGCTTGCACTGGCTTGTACTGTTAGTGTTCTTTACCGCCAGCACTAACAAAGGTTGAGTATAATTTTCAGGTATTGCAACATACCAGTAGGTATTATAGGATTCGAACCTATATCCTTTATGTACAGTGGGATTGTACATAACATGCTCCATACACCAATACCATTTCCGCAACAAATACATATATAGGAGAACTTTATGACTGCTTATTCCCTTGCTTATTCACAGCACCCCGATTACTTTGGATAGGGCTTTTTGTTTTTGTGATTATTTGCGGGGCTTAGTAGTGCATTATATAGCCTTTAAAATAAACCCCTGCACCCATGTTCACGATCTATTTTTTTATTGTCAAATTGCACAAAAATCAACTTGTAAAATAAAGCCACGCTATTTTTTTACACCTTGTCACAACTGATAAATTCCGTAAAGCCTTTATTTACTGGTGTTTTCAGTGATTCCGGCAGGCTGTTCCGGTCCTAGTTTCGGAAGCTCCGACGCTGGCTGGCTCGGATTATTACTACTCGTGTCGGTATACGGGCTCTCCCATCCGTATCGACGTTTCAATGTCGCTATTGCACCAATAGGATTCTGTTTTCCATCGTACAGCCGATTTACAAAACTTTCTTCATTTTCTTCTCGAAGTTTTTTATATATATCACAACTCGATGAGCTTAATTTATTACTATCTTTACCCCAATCGTATATCGTATCCTGATTTATTCCGGTAAGATTACTGAAACCTTTGATACTACACTCTTTATTATACACATTACATAAATATATATAATAATCCAGTACATCATTTACAAGTTCATGATTATACATGTTGTAATTGCTTGGTATTTTATTATTATTTATATCATAATTTTTGTGGCATTTTAATATACTAGGATTAGGCTTGAAAACATATCGGTTTATATATTTCAAAGCACCATTCCAGACAGATTGCGGAACCATTCTCAAGTCCTCAATTTCCTGCTCGTCTTGAAACTGATGCAAGTATAAGTCTATATCATTTTCAAATACGTCAATCGTGCTTTCCGTTTGTTCTACTCGCTCCATTTTTCCACCACCATTCATAAATTTTTTAAAAAACTTCCGTAAAAACAAAAAACGCCCGACGTGCTACGGTAAACTCCGTAACAAGCCGAACGTCCTCAACTGGTTTTTACAGTCTCATATTCTTACAAGAGGATATATATAAAATATATCAATTCAATTTTCAACTATGACCATTATACCATTCCAGCAAAGCAATGTCAATCGCAAGTTTAAAATTTTGAAAATGCATAGTAAAATTTTCAAAAATGCAATGTTAATGCACAAAAAATGCAATGTGCATCATAAAAAGTCGTGCATGGCAATGCACATATATTATTCTAATCTAATCTAATCTAATCTAATCTAATCTAATCTAATCTAATCTGTGTATACAACTTGTATACAGATTGTATACGGACTGTATACAGTTTGTCGACAGTTTGTATACAGATTGTATACGAGAACATAAAAACAGGCTGTCTTCACAACCTGTTTTTTCTTGATGTTTTTTAATTACTTTATCTGTTGGAATTTCTCAAAAATATCTTCACTCTGGAAAATGCATTCAGAATCTTCCGGGTCAACTTCATCTTTTCGAATTATTAAACACCGCCATAATTCCCCTTGAAATTCAACATCTTTCTCAAACTTCCATAGCTGGAACGCTTCTACTCCGTCGTTGTAAAGTCCGGTCACTGGTTCCCACGCTGCTCCATCATAAATTTCTCCGATATGTTTTTTTAAATCTTCTTTAAACTTATACATAAAAACCATCCTTTCTAGTATTTTTAATCAATTCACCATTTTACAAGGTTCTTCTCCTTTTCAATCTTATTCATCAGCAATCATAATACAAAGAACTTTTGCGTCCTTATCATCATACCATTCTTCAAAATCTGCATAATCTGAAGCGTTAGCCATAATTGAATGGTTGTAATCCTCTTCATCCATCAGCTCATACAAGCCAACTTTTGATTCATCAGAATATTCTTCTGCGTACCTGCAATTATCGGTGTGAAAATGGTTAGGATAATGTTCTCCGACACTCAATGGTGAATATATTTCGATATCCTCGTACTGTCCTTCATACATCTCTTTTAATTCTTTAATTGTCATAATAAAACCCTCTTTCTTAAAATTGTTATATGTTTTCTTGTTATGATAATTATAAATCATTAGTGCTTAATTGTCAATATTTAATTAGTGTTTATTTTTGCATTTTCTCCAATCTTTCCAACTCTTCCATTATTAGTGTTTTTGCAAATGTGCTTCCTTTAAAACCAAGATTGTTAATTCTCTCTATCGTTCCTTTCTCAAGATAAATATTTAATCTGTCAATATTTTCCATTGATTTTTTCACTCTTGCTCTGTTTAACTCTGGATCAATTTTTGCCATTTTTTTAACCTCCATTGTTTATTTTTACTCATTATATATTAGTAGTGTTTAATTGTCAAGTTTACCTTTTAAATAACAAAATAGTTATTTTTAAAAATTAGTGTTAAATTATTTATTTTTCCTATTGACATTAGTGTTTAATTCTGCTATTATTATATCAACAAATAAATAAGGCAGCCGAACCACTACCAATGAACCGACTGCCACCAATCAAAGAAAGGTAGCCGAAATTATAACACGGCAAAAGGTAAAAAGCAATGACAAGAACAGAATTATTAAACAAGTTAAACGAAAGAACAGACAGAAGCGCATGGGACAAGGCAGTTACATTATACGCCTATGAATTAGTAGAATTTTTAGAAGTTGAAGAACTCCCGGAAGATTCCGCAGAATTTAAAGCCTTAATGTTAAACGGTGCGAGCGATTGGAGTCAATACAGTTGGGGCGGTTCTTCTCTTATTTACGATTGCGACATAGCAGAAAGAACTTGCACACCGTCAGAACTCAAAAAGACCAAAGGCGGAGAACGCAGACCGAACAACCGCGAGGAGTGGCTAGACGTTCAGGCAAGAGCATTGTTACAGGCTTTCAGACGCGCGAACGGATATAGAAAAATGAGCGTATAATAAAACAGTCAAGCCCTTCGGGGCTTTCTGTAATGCTACCACATCCGCAAGGGTGCGAGCGTTCCAAGTCGCTAAAAAGCAGAGGACAGAAAAAATATAGAAAGGTGGTGCGAAATGGCTAGAAAAGTTATAGATTTGACCGAGCAAAGGTTTGGGAATTTTACTGTAATAAAAAGAAGTGAAGAAAAAGACACCGACAACCAAATAAAGTGGCTTTGTCAATGTGATTGTGGAAAATTTGCCATTGTTCGTGGTTACAATTTGAGGAATGGCATTTCTAAAAATTGCGGATGCTTAAAAACAAAAGAAAATGATTATATTTCCAAAAAATTTGGTAAATTAACAGTTATTAAAAGAGCAGAAAAAACGAACAAAAGCAGAGATTTATATTATCTCTGTATTTGCGATTGTGGGAAAGAAAGAGTTGTAAGAGGTTCAGAACTAAAAAATGGAAAAGCAACTTCTTGCGGTTGTTCTATAAAAACTCACGGAAAATCAAAAACAAGATTACACATTGTTTGGTGTGGAATGAAGCAAAGATGTTACAATAAAAACAGGGATTCTTACAAATGGTATGGTGCTAAAGGTGTCACCGTTTGCGAAGAATGGCGAAAAAGTTTTGATGCCTTCTATGATTGGGCTATGGCTAACGGATATGACGAAAACGCAAAAACCGGACAATGTACGCTTGATAGAATAGACCCGTTTGGAAACTATGAGCCGTCTAATTGCAGATGGGTTAATTCAAAAGTTCAAGCAAATAATCAGAGAAAGAACCGAGGAGCAAAATAATAAGGCTTGCGGCGGTTTTCCCTTTTGGGGCAAATTTTAATATAAAGGAGTGTTGAACATGGCAAAATATCAAGTTGAAAAAGTAGAAAATGGAAAAGCTGTATATATTGCGGATATTATCGAAGCGGAAAACGAAACGCAAGCAATACAGAAATACATTGACAGGATTATATCATATTGGGGATATTGCGGTTTTTCTCAAAATGATTTTATCGCAATATTATAAAAGCATTTAGGGCGGTAAATCTGCCCTTTTTGTCGTAGAAATGAGGTGTAAAAATGACAAAGGAAGATGTTTTTAAAAAAATGTCAATTGAATTGTGGGAAAATGAAATCGTCGACCATCATAATTATAATTATGATTACTTGGAATTTGAGAAGGATTTTTTAATAATCTGTGAAGAACAGTTCCGGGATATAAATTTTTTTATTGGGGATATTTTAAAATGAGCGTAGCAGGGCGGGAAGTCGCTCTGTTTCGTGTTGACTTTTTAAAGAAAAATGATATATTATTATATAATATTATCGTTTATTCTTGATGCTTAATAAAAAAATACAAACCGCAGGAAACTGCTGCCAAGTACATAGCCGGATCTGTTCAATTTTTCAAAGCCGGAACGGATTTGGAGAAAGTGCCGACAGCAAGACTTACGTAGCCGAACACGTTTCGAACAAAATGTGAAATTGGCTCAAAATCGAAGAAAAATAATGTGAATTTGTGAGAAATTTTTCCAAATACAAAAACGGAAGGTAGGGGGGTATAAAATCTGTTACCCAAAAATTTTTTTACAAAAAAGGAGTGTTTTTTATGAAATTAGCATATGTAAGAGTAAGTACGATAGAACAGAACGAAGAAAGACAGATTGAGGGATTGGAAAAGCATGGAATTGACAAATGGTATGTGGAAAAAGTCAGCGGAAAGAATACCAATCGTGAGGAATTGCAGAAAATGTTGTCAGAAGCAAGATCCGGTGACACCATATATGTCCATGATTTCAGCAGATTGGCAAGAAGTACAAAGGATTTATTAGATATTGTGGAAAAACTCAATAATAATGGCATAAATATTGTAAGCAATAAAGAAAATATTGATACTTCCACCCCATCCGGCAAACTTATGCTGACAATGTTAGGTGCTATATATGAATTTGAACGTACTAATATGTTGGAAAGACAAGCTGAGGGGATTGCCATAGCAAAAAGAGAAAACAGATATGCAAACTGCGGAAGAAAGAAAGCAGAATATGATACGGATGCTATTATGAAACTTATAAACAATGGTGTTACAAAATCAGAAGTTGCTAGACGTATGAACATTTCACGCCCTACACTTAACAAGATTTTGGCTGATATTGCGTAAAGGAGTGATATTATGACAGTAAAACAAATATGTGATAATTGTTATGACACTATAATAATATATAAAAATTCAGATGATGATATGTTGGATTTTATTGATTTATATAAAGGTTCAAAAGAAAATATACCAATTGATTTATTAAACAAAGAAGTACGATGTTTTGGTGCAAAAAGAAAGGGTGTCACTGATATATCCATAAGAAATTAGCCTACGCAATGTAGGCTTTTTTCAATGTTGCTCCCAATATTGTATCAAGAATTTCCACGGTTTCCCTTATATGGTCTGCCATAAAATTACACAACCATTCTTCCATTTCATAGTCAAGGTGTATATCGTACTCAAAACATATTGCGTGTGTAACCTCGTGGCAAATTATATGCTCTGTTTTGCAATCGGATTGATTATCGGCAATAAATATTGTTTTAATATTGTTATCGCAAAGTCCTAAAACTTGCCTGCCGTCTGACATTCGCAAGTTTGGATTCTGTGGATATGTAAATTGTATTTGCCATAAGTTATTATTTATTCTTACTACCATACTACCACCTTTACAAAAAGGGGCAGATTTCTCCACCCCTCTTGGACTAATTTTGGACTAAAATAGTCTAATCCTGGACTAATTTATTTTCTGCATCTTAGCCATTCCCTTAGTCTTTATCATAGATTTTAATTCGGCAGGTGCATCTTCCAACATTTCATCAATTTCATCAAAGATAACATTTATCATCTTTTCCGCTTCTTTCATTGTGATTTGCTTATCCTCAGAAGAACCGCCCTTGTGCATTTCTTTTGTTTCTGTGTATGAGCGTTTGGCTCTGTCATATCTGCTTTCAGAATATTCACGGCTACCGCCTTGTGAACCCATAGAACCGCTTGACTGACCACCACCCATAGACGACGAACCGCCCACATTTCCATTTGAGTAGTACATTTTTCCACTTTCACGGTCATAATCTCTCATGCGCTCCATTTCGTCATAGTCCATATCGGGCATCATACGGCTTTCGTAACCTCTACGGCTCATATATCTGCCACGGCTATCTCTCGGCTGTCCTCTGTAACCTCTGCGTCCTTCATCTTCGATTTCGTCCTCATCTTCAAAATCGTGTTCTTCCATTGCTTCAAGCACGCCTTTGTAATAGCAAGCCTTAACAATTTTCTCTTTTGCTTCGTAAAGGTCTTTAATCATATCAACAACTTCTCCGAGTTCTTTTGCGTCAACATTTTCAATGCCTTTACTTAATTCGTGCTTTACTGCTTCTTCTAATTTCTTGCACATATCCTTGATAGGCTCTAACTCCATATCAAGTTTCATTCCGATTTTTGTTTCTTCTGCCATACATCTCACTCCTTCCTATGCTCCTGCTGCCGGTGTTGGTGCAGTACCGTCAATAGCAGTTAAATTGTTGTTTGGTGAACAAGGTATTTTGCCAACCAGCTTAAACACACCACTTGTTGCGTTGGTTTCTACTCTTGTACTATACTTTGTTCTTGTGCGAATACTGCAAGCCGTAGCCTGTGTACAATCACATTTGTTAAGTGGATATAATACTGTGCCATCACCAATAGTAATAAATACCGGGGCAGTAATGGTTGTTTCATCAGGAATAGTTTGTGCAACTACAATACAATACTTGCATCCGTCAGTATAACTACCTTCTGGAATGTTAATAATAAGTCCAGTTCCGGCAGTAAATGTAACTGCTGAACTAATAATCAATCTATCGCATAAGCGACATACGTTTTTGCAAGACATATTACATACCTCCTATATAATTCTTCATCATATCAGCAAACTTCTTCTTGCTTTCTTCGTGTTCATCTGAAAGTTTTTTGTTGTACTCTTCCTCTACTTCTTTGGAATAGACAATCGCCAAAATTTCCACCTCTTCTTTGGTTAAATCAGGCTTTTTAATAATTTTCACGGATTCTTCTCTTAATCTTTTAATTATTAAATCTTTCATATTTTCCTCCTAAAATCAAAAGGGGCAAACGTATAAAGAATGCCCCTTGAAATATCAACCCATAAGGGCGAGTTTATTTAGTTTTTATGCACAACCGCATCCGCAACCACCATTGTTGTAACCAAAGTTAGCGTATGAAACACCACCGCAACAATTTGTAGGGAAAGTTACTGGTGTGTTTGGTTGAACCACAACGGCATTTACAGGACAATCTGCCCCCAATCTCCTAATGAGTTCGGCTGTCTGAGCCTGCTGATTTGCAGTAATAAATGCGTTCTGCTCGCTCTGTGAAGCCTTGAACTTTAACGCCTGATTTTCTGCCTGCAATGAAGCAATCTTATCAGTAGTTAAGAAGTCAAGAATCTGTCTTGTACTATCCTGGATAGCGTGTCTTGTATCGCAAGCCTGTGTTGCCATATCGTATCTTACGCCGTCGATAGAACGCTGTGTCTCGCAGCAGCAGTCAGAAATCTGATGTGCAAGGGAGTTGAAGCCCTGCTGATTCTGATAACCAAGTGTGCAAATTGCGTTGTCTACACCGTGGAAACCACTCATAATTGAGTTGTTAAGTGCATAGGTTGAATCGGTAATACCATAAGTAATTCCGTCAAGCTTCTGCACAATGCCCTGTGCTGTTAAATCCGCTTTAGTTGCACAAGGTTCGCCACAACTGCGATTTCCATCAAAACCACCGCCGAATCCACCGAATCCGCCGTTGCCCCATCCCAGAATAGCCAAGATAACGATTAAGCCAATCCAGTCTGAACCAAAACCACCTAATCCACCATTATTTCCACTGTAAGCAGGTGTGACAGGCATTGTAAAAGGTGTTGAATTATTGAACATATCAATTCCTCCATTCATATAAATATTTTATTTACAAACAGAGAAAACTATAGTTTTATATCCGGATAACTCTGATATGTACTAATTCATTCTAATTTGTGACATAATTTTACTTGTCATTTCTTCCATTGTTGTTCCTTTTTCCTTGCATAAGTTTTCTGCAAGTTGATTTACCCCTTGTATATCTCCTTTTTGATACATTTCTAAAGCATTTTTTGCTATTGGATTACTCATAAGCTGACTGTTATTCATTGCTTGTTGTAAAAATGCTTGTGGATTTCTCATTATCTGAACAAATGATAAAGGATTATTCACTTTCGTCTACCTCCTTTTTAATTCTTCCCCTAGTATTTGATTTAGGCAAAGATGCTTCTAAATTTTCCAATCTTGCATTTATTTGATTAAGCATATTTAAGAATACCTCTGTAACCTCGTCTGATATGCCTATTTTCATTTTTTTGTTATTTGATGATAAACTGTCAGTATCATCTTCATAATATGGCTTAAAAGTCAAAATACGAGTTTTGCCATCCGTTCCAAATTGCTTAGAATAAATTTCTGTTCCGTCTGCTTTTGGAAAATAATACATATTGCCATCCATAGGAATATCTGCCACTTTTACCATGTCCATACTTTCAACAATCTTTCCTAGTGGTGTAAATTGATTTGCTCCCGACATTGATGTCGGTACCACCGGTTGCTGAATCGCTTGCTGAAACTGTTGTAAATTTTCCATGCGTTGCATATACGGATTGTACTGCGGTTGCTGATACATCATATAGTTAGGATTCTGATACTGTTGCATCTGTGTTTACCCCCATTTCTTCTAAGACTTGTTCAAATGCATCAATAATCATTGATTGGTCACTGATAGATAATTTCTGCATTTCCGGTCTAGCAAATATTTTTTCTAAAACTTCATCTGAAAACATAAGCATCTCTCCTTATGCTTAAATTTTTGCACAAAAAAAGAACCCTAACACATAGGGTTCACATACAAAACACAATATAAATCACATATTTTTCATATATGACACCATCAGAAAGGCTCTCCTTTCATGTATTGGTATACCTCTAGGTATACCTTTTGATTTTCATACTACGAAAACGCCCATTTTATGGGCTTTTCAGAGTGGACTAGACGGGAGTCGAACCCGTGTCAAATCGTCTACACCCCTTGAATTTACTGGATTTCTTAATTCCGATTTGGTATACCTAGTATACTTTTGGTATACCTATTTACTAATTGCCTTGGAAATTGTTTCCGAAACATATAGTTTTTTCTTATTGTTTTTGTAGTAATGATTTTTTGTTGTGGTAATATCAGTGTGCCCCATTTGTGAGATAATTATAATATCTTCTACACCTGCGTTAATCAGTTTTGTTGCGTAATATCTTCTAAATCCATGCATCCCTTTTCTTGGAAAACCAAATTTATCACACAAATAATATAACCTTGTACAAACTGAATGTTTATGTATGCATTCCCCATTCTTTTCAAATAAATATTCTGTAAAAGGGTTTATCGTTCGCAATTTTTTGATTATAGCCTTTAATTCCGGAACAATAACAACATCCCTTATACCTGCTTCTGTCTTTGGGAAATCTCTTATTTCATGCACTACTTTATTATCTGCATCATGGTATCTTATTTGTGTTCTGTTAACATGTATATATCCGTCTTGAATATCATCCCACTTCAAAGCAACAATCTCTCCAACTCTCATTCCTGTAAAAATAGAAAACATAATTGCCATATCATTCAAGCTATTGCTTTTTTCTATGTATTTTACTATTATATCCACTTCTTCTTGTGAATAAATTACATTTTCTTCTTTCTTTTTTTCATGGTTAAAGATTTTCTTTGATAAATCCAATTCGGACAAATACATTGCAATACTGATTTTTGTATACCCTTTTTTCTTAGCATACAAGAACATTCCTCGAATAATTGTCCTTAAATTTGACCATGCTTTAGATTTCATGTTGTGATTTCTTATGTTACCTATTATAAAATCATCTAAGAAATCCTCGTCAATATTCCGTATTTCCTTGCTAAATACTTCGGAAAAATACTTTTTAAAATCAGTATCGTATCTGTCGGCAGTCTGTTTTGATATTTCTCCAAACTTTAATTTTTTATCAACCCATTCTTTGTAGGTTTTTTCTAATGTCTGTGGCTCTTTGTATTGCTTGTAAAAATCAACCAAAAAATCTTCTAAATCTTCCTTTTTGCTTCGTTTTACAAGTCTTTTGCCTTTTGGTTTTGTCATGTCTGGAACAAATGTGTACCATTTTCCGTCTGTGCTTTGCCACGTTTTAGAATTGTGCATTTCAAGATATTGCTTTCTATCATTCATCTCTTTATGCTTTCTGATGGTGTTGCAATCAATCATACCATTTTCAAAAGCATATTTCAACTCTTCATGGGTTAAATCTATCATAGTCAATCAACCCCTTAATCTATTCAATTTGCTGTTAATTGTCTTAATTCTATTGTCTATCGTTGGTAATGATACACCACATCTATCCGCTGTCATTATCTTACTTCTTCCTTTGGATAGATGTGTAAATACCATTTCTTCATCATCTGTAAGATTCAACTCTTCTTTTAACTCTTCAAGTTCTGGCTTAGTGAGTGATGATAAATACTTACCTAATCTCATAAGCCATTATTCCTTTCTACTTCAATTTATTTCTGCTTTTTAATCTGCAATCTATACATAATTTGTGCTTTCCATCAGTATCTTTCTTTCCACATACAGTACATATGCAAAATCTTATTCTGTCGGCTCTCAACTGTTTAAAATACATATTACATTCATCACAATAAGAATAGTTATATACTCTTTCTTTGGAACCGCATCTTGTACATAGATTGTTTTTCTTTCGCTCTAATAACTTCATTCTTCTGTAATCATTTTGCTTTAGGTAACATTTTTCGCATAACCATTTTTCAGAATTTACTTTTTCACCACAAAGCCTACATATTCCAGAAATACGTTTTTTATAATTGTATTCCCTTTTTTCTATTCTGCAATCTTCACAATATGTGAATCTTCCATTATTTTTAATTCCGCAAATAGGACACAATCCTAATTGTTTTCTTTTATCGTATGTTGCTTTTGACATAATAATCCCCCTTATTTACATTTTAGCATTTCTTCCTTTTTCTTATGCCATTTAATCCGATGTATTTCTGCATCTTTATCTAGGCATATTTGACATTTCTTTTTTCCGTAAGCAGACTTTCTTTTTCCACATCTGGTACAAATACCTTTTTTCGTTCTTTCCTCATAAAGATTATTTTGCTGATTTCTAAACTTTTTGCTATATTTCAACTTTTGTTCTTCCGAAAGTGTAGTTTTTCTTTGTCTGTTTTTTTCTCTACAATCTATACATTGTTTCTCGTCGCCAAATAGCTTTTCTTTGCCACATACTGGACAAATCCCGTTTGTTCTGTAAAATTCCTTGTTTGCTCTATTGTATTCCCTTACTTTTATTAAACATTTAGAGCAATAATAACCTGCCCTATCTAACTTTTCCCCACATCTAGGGCATAATCCATTATCTTTTCTTTTTTTATAACAAATTCTACTTATTTTTTTCTGTGTCAATGCCATTTTTATTAGGAGTAAAGCTAGCTTTCTGGTCGACCAAACCTCTTTACCTCCTATCTGTTGTTTTTCTTAAAATCTGAGTCCTGAGCATCTAAAAATGCTATACCTATCAATTTTGCCAATTTGTTACCTTTGTACTTTTCTGAAAATTCATCTACTTCTTGTACCATGCTATTCCAGTATTCTTCTGAATCTTCTATTTGCCAGTATTTTTGACATAACTGCCAAAATTCTGTAAACATTTGCCATTCCGTAGAACCTTTTCCAAATTTAACCGCTGCCATATATCGCCTTTCTAATCAAAAGGTGTTTCAACTTCATTCAAAACAAATCCATCAACTACACCTTTGTTCCAACTATATTCAATGTGCAAATTATCGCCTTGTCCGTATATTCTCTTTGATTTATCGTCATATTCAAGAATATATCCTTTTGTATAAGTCTTTCCAAATAGTCTGTTTTTGGAAATCTTACATAGTCTTTGCGATGGTTCTAAGTCGCTATCTTTTTCATAAGCAATTGTGATTGTTGCTAGGTTTGAAATGTCGCCCGAACCACTTATTTCGTCATTTTCATTCGTGGAAAAATTGTTTTTTCTTTTATGAGCTACCAAAATAATCAATACATTATGTCTAAGTGCTACCCTTGCTAATTTCTTTACAAACAAACTCTGTTTTTCGTATTTATCGGAACTGCTACTTTCTTCCAAATCAATAGCTGTCATTAAGTTATCAAGTAATACTACTTGTACACCATATTGCATAATTACATTTTCAACAGTTGTTACAAGACTTTCTTTTTCATCTCCGTCAATGGCTGAATTGTCATAGAGAAAGCATCTGTCCTTATACCATCTTGATATATTGGACTTGTTCGTTTCAGAAATCTTATAAAACAAATCGTTCCATTGATTTGAATATTCTATAACATGATCCGGTCCTGCAATCTGGAAATCAATCCATGATTTAAAGAGATAATTTGGCAATTCTCCGGAATACGCAAAGCATTTGTAATCTTGCTCAATTGCGTTTACAAGTATTTGGCTTGCTAAAGTTGACTTTCCCTCTCCGGGCTTACCCGATACCAAAACAACACCGCCCATAGGCAATCCGCCATATAACAACTTGTCAATATTTCTAATTCCAGTTTTTAACTTTGGAATTTTGAATATATCAACATCTTCCACATCAGAAAGATTGATTACCTTCTTAATTGGAACTATAACAGCATTTTCAACGCATTTAATAATCTGTTCTGCTCCATACTTTTTCAAAATCTCATTAGCATCTTTACAATCTTTGTAATCTTCTTCCTTTACATGCTTAACTGTTATCTTTAATCTTCTTGATAGTTCTTCAAGTAGTGAAATTTTACCTCTTTCATAATCTCCAAAAACAATCACTTCTTCAAACTGATTCATCCAATTCCAACAATATGGAATCCAAGTAAATCCTTTTGCTCCGGTAGGGACTGATACCGCATTATCTATTCCGGCAGTTGCTACGGAAAGTGAATCAAGCTGTCCTTCCGTAACAATAAGCCTTGTAAAGTCCTTGCATTGTTTCATTCCAAACAATATAGGCTTACAGTTTGCCTCACACCATTCCTTATTCTTGTCTATTTCCTTGTTAAAATCGGTTTTTCGATACTTGACGAACTGCAATATACCCTTATCATCAAAAAACGGAAACACAAGAATGTTAGGATTATCTGTCAGTGTTGTAATCTCATACTGCTTTGCAACTTCTTCTGAAATTCCTCTGCTTTCCAAATAAGCAATTGCATTATCTTTTGGAATAATTGGCTCTTTAGGTGTTTTTAATGTTCGATATTTCTTTTTAGGGCGATAGTATTCATCATTCATAGTTCCAAGTGAAAAATCAAAGTCTTTTGCTAAAGTCAACATATTACCTGCAACACCGCATGAATTACGTAAGCATTTAAACTGTCCTGTTTTTAAGTTAATAGAAAAACTTCCTAAATCTTTTCGTGTTGCCCCACCATTACAGTAGGGGCAACGAATAAACATCAATTCATCTCCGCGTGTTTTATTTTCAATTCCTACGTGCCTTGCAAAATCATAAGCATGTTCTTGATTAAATTCATACATCTTTAGTCACTCCATAAGTCCATATTTTCTTCTTCTTTGGAAATTTCTACACTTTTACAAGGTTTTTCAGTTTCATGATTTTTATCCAAATAATCAACATATCCAGAATTAAAAAATGTACTTCCATGCATCCAGTATTGTTTATCCTTATTTTCCATAGATTTTATGAATCTGTTCACGCATCGTTCAATTTCTTCATAGCCGATTTTCTGCAAAACCTTTTTCTTTGTTTTGGAAATTGCCCCTTTGCCTTTTTTAATTGGATATAATTTCCAAATGCTCTCAAAGAATACCTCTAAATCCTCGTTAGACTCCTCAATTTCTTCTTTTTCATCTTCTGCAACCTTTTTATGCGTTGACAAAGTATATGCCTTGTTTTCGTCAAATTCCAACTTGTCCATATGTTTCTTGTACTTCGTCTGTTTATACCTGTCTTTCGCAATATAATTGTGTATTCTCCAATGCTTGATAACCACAATTCCGTCGTCAAATGTGATTATGAATTTATTATCTGCTAGAATATCCATATCTTTTTGGGATGCTCCAGTATCTCTCATAATCTTTTTGGGCGAATTGATAAATCCATCGTCGTCTGCCCTCATACCTAAATCGTAATAAAGCAATCTTGCACTCATAGGCATATCGAGGAATGCATCACTATCTATTATTGTTTTGGAAAACATGCGTTTTTCAGCCAATTCTTCCACTTCCCTTCAAGTTTTTTTATTTTATTCTGCTTCGGATTGTAGCCAATCTAAATATTTTAACGGTGTTGTTTGTACTTCACTATTCCAAGCAAGTTTAGTGAATAACTCTGCCAACTCTTCATCACTCATTGCCCGGATTCTGTCCGCATTGCTCTGTATTCCTAACTCTTTTCTCACTTCTGCTTTAAATTTATCAATAGCATTTTGCATAACTACTCTCCTTTCGGCTGATAAGGTGCAGGAAGTGGTTGCCATGCAATAATGTCATATCCAAGCAATCCTGCTTGACAAATGCAATCTAACCACTCTTGGCTACTTGCATCATACTCTGTTATTTCTACATAACATTTACAAGTTGCCCTATCTCTCCATGTAACAAAATAACATTCAGTTTCTTCCGGCAATCTCTCACTGCAAGGAATCCAACCGTTGTTTTGCGGAACAAAATCCATAACCAAAGTATCAACCGTATCGCATAAAAACTTGGGTGATATTATTGCCTTATCATAATCTGCATCCTCTTTACAGCATATCTCTTTAAGCAACTTTACAAACTGCATTACATTGTCGTTGCCATTATATTCCTCTGCAAGTTGGTTGACGATTTCTACAGTAGCTTCAAAAGACATTCTTCCAATTCGCTTGTCTTTCATTAACCTACCAATCAACTTTTCTATAAATTCTTTCATTTTGCACCTGCTTTCTTTTGATGCAACAAACAATTATTGCATACCATACATTTATTAAAGCTACTTTTTTTAAATCTAGCACTATTAACATTTTTACAACAATACACTGTTGTTTCATAATCTCCGTTGATAAGTTTGCTTGTTTTTAAGTATTTACACCTCATTCAATACCTCTCATTTAACAGTTATTCTTTTCCATGATTTGTTGCATTTTAAAAATATGTTTTCGGGTACTCTAATCCATACTCGAAAAATTCTTATATAGTATTTCATTCCGTATCACCCTTTCCGTTTGTAATATTTACAAAACAAAGCTCTAATTCTTTGAAACACAATATCTTTGTATAACACTTGGCATTCAATATAATCACAGCCAAAATATTTCATGCACCATTTACAATTTCTGCAATGTCTTATAATCGGTTTGTCGCTCATTCCACACCACCCTTTCCGATTATCTTATGAATATCTGCGTTAAACTCTACCATGTCCCATCCGTCAGTTGTTTTGCTAGTACTGGCATTGTTTATTTTATTTTTAAAGTATTCTCTTGTTTCGTTTTGTACATTTTCAATGTCATAGGCTGTTGGCATATTATCAAAAGCAGTCATAATCAATTCAAACTTTTTCTTTGTAGTAATGGTAATATCATTAAGTGTTTTACATACCACTTTCTTAAATTGTTCTCTATTTGCATCCGCATCTATCAATCTTCCCATTTTCTTCACTTCCTTTCAAAAATTCAAGTTAATAATTCATGCCATAATCTGCTAACTTTTCCGGCTTAATTACTTCATCTCTCAAAAGTGCTATCAGACAATCAAACTGTGCTTGTCCATCTTCTTCAGTGTCTGTTATAAATTCTTTTTCATGTAAATAACAATATTCTATAGCTTCTTGCTTTGTCATATCTCCACACCATCTTTCTTCAATTTTTCAGCGATTTCCTTAATTTCTTCCATAAGTTCATCAAGAATATCTCCAATTCCTAATTCATCATCTAAATCCATCCAAGCTAGTCTTGAAACAAATCTATCAATGATTTTATCTCTATAATCTTCCAATGTTTTCATGTCGCATTCCCACGCATCACATTTACCACTTATATGGTGAATGCATTTGTTACAATCTCTATTCATTCCGCACCTCTCATTTCCTCTGCAATTTCGTCAATAACCGTTTCCGCGATAGTTATACCTTTGCACATTTTCTTCATTCGTTCCGCAAATTCATCAATCGCATTTTTTCTGATTTCTTGCTCTTTGTTCTCTTTTGCATTACTAAGAATATCTAAAATGTGATTTGCTACACGATTCGCTTTTTCTCTTGTTCCACCAATATCTGCTTGAATCTGATTTTCCAAAGCAGTCATAAGATTTCCATTTGCTTGTTCCATAATAATCTCAAACCATTCTTTATCTGCTCCCATATCTTTCTTCTCCTTTCATTGCCAATCAAGTTTCTGTCCGCAATCAGGACAATGTTTATGTGGTTTTCCACTCTCAATATAAAGACCACCATTGCAAGTAGGACATCTATCTTCGTATCTGTCACAATCAACGCAACAGCTTTGACAACCTCCGCATAATCTTAAAAGTGGTTTCTTTGCCACACTCTTCTCTTTCAAAACCTTAAATTCTTCCACTGTGCCGATTGCTTCAAATTGCTGTACTTTTTCAAGTGCTTGAATTGCTCTATTGAAATCAAATTCCACTTCTTTTGCATCCTGTTTTCCTTTACCATCCAAGTTTGCTTTTAATACTGTTGCAATAAAATGTTCCTTAATTATTTTCAGATTTTCAATTGTATCTTCAATACTCCAAGGCATTTCTAAATATTTTTCATTCTCCGTCATGCTCATTCTCCTTTGCTAATAAATCCAAACCCACTGTGCAAAGTCAATCGGTAATAACTCGCCTGTATCAAGATTTACCGCGTTTCGGTAATTGATATTGCTTTCGGTATGAATCCGAACTTTTTCAGTTTTCATAATATTTTCTTTATATTCCGTTTGACATTTACCACCAACAGGAACAGTTTCAAATCTTACTCTTTTCATTCTCTCACTCTCCCATCTGCTTTAATGCATGCTCTATTATCCACATAGAATTTTTCTGGTATAGTGCCGACTCCGACATCTACTGCTTCTTGATAAATCGCATCGAGATAACATTTAACAACCAAATCCTTAAAACCAACAATAACACCACTGAAATTCCCCTTAACGTATTCATAATAGGTCTTTTCAATACCTTCAACTTCTGCATCTTCTTTCGGGTTTCCTATGCAATCCAAATCCGCACCATCGTAAGCTTTTAAGCTATCTTCATCCAGAAATAAGTATTTTCCGTCATGGACTTTCTTATAAAAGCCTTTGCATTTTACTTTGTCGAAAAGATTCATTCTTACACCCCTTTCATCTCTGACAATGCCTGCTCTGCTTCTTCTTTGGTTAGGAATACTGTTTTGCTGATACTTGAAAACACAAAATTCATATCAATGTAATCTGTTATTATCCGGTAATCATAACCAGTTTCATAATCAAAATACTTTTCTTCAAATTCCCCAGTATATCTTACTTTTATGTAATTACCTTTTTTCTTAAATGAAATTGCAACAACCTCACATTTTACATATTTAGGTCTGTTTTCACTCTCAAAAATTATTTTTTTCTCACTAAATGCTCCATGCTCTTTTTTCTTTCTCAATGCTTTTTCGCTAACAAAAACTGTATCTCCCACCTTGCAAGGCAACCTCAACCACAATCCTTGTTCTCCATCTTTTTCGTACAGAAAATCAGTGTATACACCATTCAAAACTAATTCATTGTGGGCGGTTACTAAATCTTCTTTGTTGGCACATTTGATTGTATCTCCGACTTTTAACATTCCTTATTCCTTTCAAACAAAATAATCTTATCCTTTGCCAATGCGTAACCATATTCCTGACTTGCACCACAAGATTTCTGCCAATTTTCTAACATATAGATACTGTTACACATATCCAACATACAAAAGCTCATTCTCATATACTCTTTGTGCGTTGTCGACTTCGGCAAGTGGCTATTCACTAATGCAGGATTGATAATATCGGCTTTCGGATATTCTCTCTGCAAGTAATCTTCTGCCCTCTCAAAATCTTCCTTGTAGTTGGGGTTATTGGTAATTGCACCACTGATGTAAATTTTCATAGTGTCACTCCTTAACTTCTTTTGATAATTCTTTTTCTAATTCCTTTTGCATTAAACCAATATATCTTCCGACTTCAAAAGAAACTTTCAAATTATCACATTCTCTTTTCATATAATCAGCCATAATTGGAATGTATTTGTAGAATGTTAATCTCACTATTTCGTCTGCTCTGTTTTGTGTCATCTTCTCACTCCTTATCTCCTAAAATTTCATCAATGCAAGCGTTGAAACCTGCGTTCATACAAAGTATATCGTTGTCGCTTTCCTTGCCTATTGTCGGTTTCTTTCTTGGAATACGTTTTAACGGACACCAATCGGGTTTACTTTTCATCATAATGTCATTAAGATAAACTGTATCTCCGTCATCTTCACACAATCCTTCGGGTTCAAATTTGCACCTAAACAATGATTGATATGTAAAATTACCTAAAGTCATTTCTTCCGATTTGTACCTAAACGGACATTCCAAACAATTCTTAGGCATTTTATCTAAAACCAAAATCGCTTTCACGGTATCACTCCTTTCCATACTCCCCACGCATTCCACAAGGCTCAAATTCGGCTTTTAAACCTTGCCTTGCAGAATTGTAGGGGTAAATGTTTTAATCGTCTAAAAAGTCGAATAAACGCATCTGCGACATTTCTCTATCAAGTCTTTCTTTTGATAACTTGTAGTAGTGTTCGTCTAATTCAAAACCGACAAACTTGTGATTTGTGTTGTAGCAAGCAATCAAACTACTTGCTGAACCAACGTGCGTGTCAAGAATAATATCTCCGTCTTTTGCGTATCGGGATAATAACCATTCATAAAGTGCTATGGGTTTTTGCGTTGCGTGTATTCGGTCTTTTTCATTTGACATACCTATCCATTCTTTTGCAGTTCCGTCAAGATTAGTCCACGCATATTCACACATTGAAAAACTAACATCTTCTGAAATTTGCGGTTTTCTCCAAACAATAAAGCATTTTGTAGGTGGAAGATAAAAGTAATTGCCCCCCCAAATTATTTGTTTCTTGCTTACCCTAAATAATTCTTCAAAATACTTTTCATTTGGTATTTCATTATCCCAATATGCTTTTGGATATTCGGATTTCTTATCTCCCTTTCTTCTTCCCATACTGCAGTTAATATTTATCCCATACGGTGGGTCAACAATCGCAAGGTCAAAATACTTGTCGGGAAACTGTTTCATTCCTTCAACGCAATCCATATTGTAGTAACCAAAATCTAACATTGTATCAACTCCTTTGCAAAATAAAATGTAATGCACAAAATAAAATATCTAAAAATCCGAATAAGATTGACAATACAAACCATACAATGTCTTTCTTGATATTAAACTTGTCGCATTTCAAAGCAAAAATCCAACTTAAAACCATAAATACAAATGCTAGCAATAAAAACACGGTATCACTCCTTTCCATACTCCCCACGCATTCCACAAGGCTCAAATTCGGCTTTTAAACCTTGCCTTGCAGAATTGTAGGGGTAAATGTTATTCGTTATTTTTTCTAAGTTTTACACCATAACTACTGTTATAACCCATATCTCTTAGTAACTTCCGTATCTTTGATATATTGCTTGGATTGTCATATACATATAAAATTCCATCTTCAATCCCTGCATCAATACCATTTTCATTTAATTTTTTAACTACTTCTTCTTTTTCCATCTTTAACCTTTCTTGCGTATGTAGAATATGGTTTGTAAAAATATTCCAACGCTACAGAAGTTTCTATTTCTGTTTCTTCCGTAAAGAATTTATAACCACATTCCACGCAAACTCTCTTTCTAGCAACAATTTCATTTACTTTTTGACTTTGCTCAACTCGTGTATTGCCTTTACATTTTGGACAAATCATAATTTCACATCCTTGTCATTCTGTCTAATTGATAATTGCAAACCTAATTCTTCTTGAATTTGATTTATAATATCTTGCCATGTACAGTAATCTTCCATAAGGCATTCAGCTTTATAGTCAAATCTGTCCATGAATCGTTGGCATCGTTTTGCACCAAATTCAAATTCATCATGTAATGTCGATACAACAAGAATACGAATCGTATCAACTGTCATTGCTTTTACATTTCCAATGCATTCATCTATTGCTTTTCTTGGAAGTGCGATAGGAAATTCACTTATATTACGAAATTTCAACTCTTCTTCCAATCCGTCAATACCTTTTTCTTTGGCAACTTTGAGGGCATATGCCATACCCTCACGTCTTGCCTGTTCTTCTTTATTCATTTTTCCCATTATCGTTCTCCTTTTAATCTGTTATCATTTAATCATCTCCAAATAATCAAATATGTTCATTTGTGCATCTTCTGTAACAAATCTCATTTCTAAATCATGTATTGTTTTTCTGTCTTTGTAAGGCATTTGCACCTTATTTTGTAAATCTTTTAACTCTTGCCATACATCAGGCATAAAGTGATAAATGTTACGCAATTCCTTTAAATTCTTATTTCTGCAATATTTACAACTCACTCGGTCAAGCAAATCGTACAACTCATATCCATTTTCCGACCAATGCCAACCTTTAGAGTAGCAATATTCAAGGCAATCTTTTTCTGTCATTTCCCACTCTATTAATGGGTAAATCTTTATTCTGTTACCTTGCCTTTCCCTGTTAATTCTATGACGTTCGTCTGCTGCCACACCGACATATTCAACAATCATTTCTTCGCCATACTTAGCATTGTTTTTCTTGATTGCATCCAGTTTTAAAGCTGTTCCCCACCTAGCACAACCACCGCACCATTTGTAACCACTCTGAATAGTGCCATTTGCCTTTTTAACTGGCTTTTCGCACATACAGTATATAAATGGCTCTTTAGATTCTAAAATCGTAAATTCAATGCCTTTATCAGCTAGTATTGTTTTCATTCTCTCAGCATTATTTCTTATACTGTCAAACTCAACACCAATATCAAAATATACAACCTCGTCCAGTGGATAACCCAACTCTAAAACTTTCAGCAACATTGCTAAACTATCTTTTCCAAAACTGCAACTTAAAATAAATTTCACAACAACCACTTAACAGATAATCTCTGTGTCCGTGGATAAAGTCTTTCGGCTTCCCATGATTTTATTCGCTACTATCAGACTTTTTGTTCTCGGAATTTTACACCTATCCGGTCAACCTTGGTCTACCAAGGATTCTGTTGTTACTCCTTTCCTTTTTCAACTAAACATTTACTTCTTCTTTTTGGTAAAAATATAGCTGTATTCTTAACACTTTCATAAAACTTGTTATACATATCAAAATATTCCCATTTGTCTATGTAAGCATCCCATTTACTCAATCCGCCTATACCAACTTGTGTCTTGCCGGATAACAAACAAGATGGAACTATTACTCTTTTCTCAATCTCCATATCTTCATCCAAACAATAGAAAACAAATATGTCGCAAGTCGGTTCTCTCTTTTCAAGGTTAAATGAGTGATAAGGGAAGTTTGTATTTTTGTTCTTTACTTTCTTTGAAGCCTTTACATCCACCTTGATATTCCCATTTGTCAGCAAATCATAAGGATATTTGACATTTGTATGCAAACTAGAAAATCCAGTATTTTCAAATATCTCGTCAATAGCAAGTTCTTCAAAGAAGTTTCCAAACTCCGATTCGGAATCAGCCAAACGCAAATTAAGTTTTGATGCGTAATATCTGCTACCACCACTTTTAGAAACCTTTCCGGCTAAAGACCTATTTCCATAAAATTCAATCATTTCTGCTTTTGTTGGAAAGTGGTCTAATTTCAAAGTGTTTACCATGTTCATAATGCTTTCTTCCACTTCTCCATCAGCCCATCTTTTTCCGTGTGCATATCCCATATAACCACCTCACAATCAGTTAAACGGAAGGGAACTATCGTCCAAATTATCTGGAATATTCATAAATCCCATATCTCCATTCGGTGCAGGTGCTGGCTGACTATTGTTCTGCTGACTACTTCTGCTTTCGCAAAATTCCATTTCGTCAATAATAACATCCGTGGTATAAACTTTCTGTCCGTCTTTATTGGTATAACTTCCAGTCTGAATGTGTCCTACAACTGCAATTTTCGTACCTTTTGTGACATACTTCTCAATCACTTCTGCGGTCTTTCCAAATGCGATACAGTTAATGAAATCTGCTGTCGGCTGTCCTTCCTGTTTAAACTTTCTGTCGACCGCAAGGCTAATTCTAGCAACCGCCGCACCGCCTTGTGAATAACGCACATCTGCGTCCTTTGTACTGCGTCCGATTAAAATTGTTTTATTCATTCTTTCTACCTCGTTTCTAATTTTATTTATAAGTTCCTTTAGCAATCATATCTGTAATGATTTTCGCTAATTGTTCAAAAGTGCAATAACTCTCGATTACATTAAGGTTTTCATCACAATATGCAAATCTAATGTCTTTATTACCATTACCAAATGTGTCCATATCGTGTATGTAGCCACACTTTCTTGTTGGACTACCAAAACCACCTTGTCCATATTCCTTTTTTAGGAATTTTGCCTTTTCTGATATGGTGTGATTTTCATTGAAGTACGCTTTAACTCGCTTCATTCCGTCAACAAATCCAGTACCTCTTAATGCTAATGCTTCAAGCGGATTAAATGGTTCATTTTCTGTTTCTATCAAGTCAAAAATACTCAACTGTCCGTCCACTTCGTAATCACTCCAATCCATTGTTAATCTCCTGTTTTACTATGTCTATCAAGTCATCTACCAAGTCAGCGACTTCATACATCATCATTGTGGAATATGATTTTTCTTGTTGTTCTGCACTTTCATTTCCGTACTTCGTGCAATCTTTGAGAAACTCTGTCTTTTTTTCCAACTTCTCCACGATATTATCTACATCATAAGTTGTTTGAATATTATCAATATCGTGCTTTGCAATTTTATAGCAAATTTCGAAGCATATTTGATTTTCTTCTGCTGTTACAAAGGGTATATTTGTTTTTTGTGTTTCGAATAATCTATCTGCGAATACATTTATTGCATCATCAGCATCAATCAATCTCATTCTTCTCAATCCTTTCCGTCAAACAATTCAATTATTTTCAAAGCCTTTTCGTATTCAAGGTTGTTTTTATGTAACTTGCTTACAATATTTAAGGCTTTTGCAATAGCATTGTTTTGAGCAATTCTCTTAATATCTTCTTTCGTAGGAATTGATAAACTTGACTTGCAACTCCACATATCATTTTTTCCCATTTCATTTCCGTACTTATCGTATTGGCTATTACTTGTAGTAACCCTTATTCTTCCTGTCGGTGTAACTTTTGTTACTTCAACAATTCTTTCTGTTCTGTTGCATGAATATCCGTAGGAATACAATAATTTATCTCCTACCTTTACATTAAGTTCGTTCATCAGCACCAATCCTTTCCAACTGCCTGTTTAACTTCTGCTCGATAATATCGTCGATGTCGGTATCTGAAATGTTTAACAAATACTTCATCTGCTCAAGCATAATCGTTACATCTGCGATTTCTTCAATGACATTGTTAAAAGCATTTTTTCTTTCCATAGCCACTTCATCAAAGAACGGACAAATATTGATTTTCTGTAGTCTGTATGCTTTATTTGTAGCAATAATCAACTCTGCCATTTCTTCGTATAATTGTCTGCTTTGTTCTGAAAAACCGTAGGTATCGGCAATCTTCTTAATCGCTTCGTTATTCATCTTGCACCTCTTTTTAACTAAAATCTCCGCTTGCAAACCGATAGCCATTTACATTTTCGCAATACTTAAACATATCAGGATTATCTTCGTTCTGTTTGATTTCCACTAATTTAAGAAAATCGTCGAGACTTACAATCTCATCATACTCGTTCAGAATTACATGTGTTCCGCTTTCTGTTGTTTCCTTTAGATAATCTCTCCATTGTTCAAATGTGTTTAATGGCTTGTCGGTTTCCCAAATTGGTGGTTTATGAAACAGAAATCTCCAACCAAAAGATGCTTTTCCGATATGTAAACCACTATCTGTAGATGGTCTATTTTTGACTAAATAATAGTTAGTTCCCATGCCTACACCTCCACTTCTTCATCAGCAGGGAATTTGAAATATTCAACCTTTTTGACAATATCCACTTTCAAATAATCGCCAGTTCCGTCTGTATAGATTTCAAAATTTTCCATCTTTACATTTGAAAAACTTTCCATCAAAGATTTTGTCAGTGGTATTGACCTTATTTCTTTGGTTTCCTTGTATTCTCTCACCATCTCCATAACCTTCAGGGCTTTGGCTTCGGTGGAATAAATTGCCAAACCAAAACAATGTGATGCATCTGCGTATATTGCGTAACTGTCAGCCTTATTGTTTTCGCAGTTAATAATTGTATTTTCATACGGAACATCAATCATTCCGTCTTGACTAATCAATCTCATAGTTTGTCACTCTCGCTTTCCATAGATAAACTCATTTACCAATGAAACATCTTTTTCCATAACCGATAAATGCTCTTTGGCATTTGCTTTTTTGTAGATAATAACGGTGTCTTTATCTTTCTTTGCTCTTAAGACTTCAAATGGATTATTGCTTGTTTCAACAATCGCATACCCTTTTCCCACCAAGAACAACTCAAAATCTTTTAATTTGCTTTGATGCAACATATTTCTTGTAGCCATAACCTACTCTCCTTCCACTTCTTCAATAATTACCTCTATTCTAGGATTATCCCTGCATAGTTCTGTGCGAAATGTGCTATCATATACCAAATCAAATGTATCATTTTTGATAACCTTTTTCTGTTGTAAGGCATCCATAAACGATTTTTCCAATGCAGAATTGATATTCCCTCTGTCGTGCATCTTGTCCTTTGCATATACATAGAAATGGCAAATAATAGGATTTTCAATTTTTACTCCACGCAAGTATTTCTGAATAGCCAATCTACATTGTTTGTCATTTTCGGCTTTTACTTCGTTCTGAAACTTCTTTAATCTTGCATTCCAATACATTCCTGCCAACAACTCATTCAAGCCTTTAATAGGGAATTTCTTGTTGTTTTTACTGATTATTACTTTGTATGTCATTGTTCACACTCCTTAATGATTTTCCACACACAGGGCAATAATTTATCGGTAATGAAATACTGTATTGTGCCATTTTTGAAGCTTCTCCAAAAGAAAAGCCTATTGCCATTGATTTTTTCATGTCATCTCGGTCATAATCATTACTACAAATACAAAGTGTGTTATCCTGTTCGACAACAACCTCTCTTATGCCCTCTGAATCTTTGTCATAGAAGATTGATTCATTCTGTTCACAATATTTACACATTACTTATCAGCACCTTTATTCTTGCCCTTTTCTTCCTGCTCCAACAACCCTGTCAACTGTGATGCAGTCTTAGGTTGTTCAAACCAATCGGAAATAGTGGTTTCTTTCTGCTTTAATCCGTTGTAGATACCGATATACTCTGTTAATTCATCAGCATTTACAGTTTCTATGGTGTGTTTTAATCTTGTTTCTAACATTTCCTTGGTAACACCTAACTTTGCAAATCCAGTTACCATATTCTTAACTTTGTCAATTAAAGGAATATCATTTTGACCTGCAAGTGTTTTCTGACACTCTCTAATACAATCCTCAACTAAATCCGGCGGTAAAATTGCCAAGATACGACTTCTTAATCTTCTTGCTCCGTCATTTGCAGTACGTTCGTAAATATCTCTCTGCGAAGTTAATTTTCTGTTACCCTGCTTTGTTTCCATAATGTGTTCTACTGTAAAATTCTGACTTGAATTAGCATTAGTTTCCAAATCCCAACAGTATGCTTGCATTTCAGACTTACCTTCTTCGTGTGAAAGTTCCTTGATACCATAATCAATGTTTCCATAACATCTTGCTAATTCTTCTGCAAATCTAATAGTTACACCAGTCACAGTCTGTCCACCTCTTGGATATGCGAAAAATGCTTTTTCTGCGAAACTCTTTCTCTGACAAGCTTCAATAGCCTTTGCGTATGCTTCGGTATAACTTCTCGGAAATCTCTTAGCCATAATGAGTTTGCCTTGTGCTTCCGCAATCGCTCTACTGCTTTCTACCGCCACTGTTCCTTGATTGATTTTGTCAAAATTACCTGCATAACTAGGTACACTTCCCTGATATTCCATTACTTCATTTTCTGCCATTTCTTATTCCTCGCTTTCTTAAATCGCTTTAATGCTTTCAACGTGGTATCTTCCGTAACCGCTTGACCTACCACTTCCAATTCCAAGTCCAAATCCTGCAAGATTGATAATGTTTACAATCTGTTCTGCCGAATAAACACTTTCCATATAAGAAACCGTAAAAGTACATTTCCAACCAGTAAATCTGTTAAGGTGTACCAATACGGGTGCTCCTTTTTTCGGTGACATAAGTTTTTCGTCAACAAAATGCTCCGTAAAAGTAATAGGGTGTAAATCACCAACAATATTTACTCCTGCATCAAATTTAGTCTTGTACTTGTCAATCTCGTTTCTTACAACTGCATCTCCAAAAGACTTTTTAAGACCAAATCCAGTAATACAAGGTGCGTTATTACGCATAGCATCAATCAATCCCTGTTCAGAAAAATCAGTAGGTTTTCCTTTTAACCAGTGCATAGAAGTAATAATTTCTTCCCACACATTCTTTTTGCTTGTGTCTTTTGCCTTGTCTTTTCTTGCGTCTGTAAGTGCCTTTGCAGTAACATCATTCATTTTGTTAAGAACCAAATCTCCATCTCCAACAATTGTTACTTCCATAAATTTGTTTCCAAGTGGTTTTAATTCAATAGTGTTTTTTGCCATAATTCTTAATCTCCTTTTTAATAATGTAATATTGTGTCATTTTCTGTTTTTAACTTTCCTATCCTTATATAAGTTAAAATATGTTTTTTCTGCCCTTGATAGGCATTAAGTTGACCTTAAAAATCTGCGATATACAATTATATATTGTTTTATTATGTTATTTTCTGTGCTATATGGTTCTGTCCTATTTTGAGGTGTACTTGCTGACTATTAAAGCCAACTCAATACCTACCAATCTATCCGCATAATTCGTGAGATAAATGCTATAATGTTCTATAATTTGCTTTATTTAACTGTATTGAGGTTTGGTGTATTATTGGCAGTTATCCCACCAACTACACGGATAGTGTCAATCTGCATAAGTGCTGACTAAAAATCTGCATTATGTTATTATTTTTTGTATTGTCCTGTTCTATTCTGTAACATACTTCGCTACACTGTTTCGCCGACGTTTAGCCAACGCTTATACAGACTGACTGACAGATATTAAGTTGTTAAAGTTCTTCTATTGCTCTGAATACTTGTTCCAGTTCAACCAGTGTTGAATATCTTTTCTTAAAACTTTCCAATTCTGCTAATGCTCTTTTAAGCAAGTTTTGGTATTCATCTTCATTCTTCAAAATCATTTCAACTGGCTTATAAACTGTTTTCTCTGTGCTAATCTGATACACTCTTGTAGGTTCGTGTGTTTCTTCTTTTGGCTCAAAAGCAAGTAACTGTATCATTTCCCTTGCTTGTGATAAACGATATTTCTCTCCTGCAATTTCGTTATCCCATTCAAAATCATTATGCAACTTGCTATCTTCATTTCTTGCCAAATCCACAACATTCTGTGGTGTAATTTCTTTTAATGTCTGCAATTCGGTATAACAATCCTCTGCTGACACTTTATATTTGTTGATTTTGAAAAATACTGTTCCGTTCACTTAATCACTCCTATTCGTATTGTTTTGCCAACCAATTCGGCAACCCTAATGTGTTAATACCGCCATTTACCAATCCGTACCAATTACCCGACTTCTCACATTCTGCGTACATATCAAGGTAAGTTCGGTACATATCCCTGCCACTTTTGATAAAATACTCATTTGCTTCAAGTACATTTACCAAATACGGAGCAGTTTTCTCTTGTGCTATGAAGATAACTGTATGTTCACAACCTCTTTGCTTGTCTAAAATGTCCTTGTAATAAGCCATTTGCAAGTCATACATCAGCTTAATAGCATCTTTCATAAACTGTTCGCTTGTAGCGTCTGCACACGATTTGTAGTCGATTAAAAGGTGTGCATCTCCTATGTCCGTTAAACAGTCCGGTCTACACTTCATCATTACACCAGTTCTTTCATCTTCCATAAAGAACGATAATTCCTTAGTGCCACTTAGTAATTTAGCAACATAAGGTGTACTGTACAACGCATCATACATAGCCTTAATCTTCTCAAAATCATCAGCAGTTATAATGTCCTTGCCTTGATTATCAGTTTCAAACAAAGCCCATTCTTCCTTGCCTGCCTTTGTTCTTCTGTCAATATTTGGTGCTACCGCAAATTCTGTAAAGAAATCATCTTTTTCCAAGACATACTTATGTACTGCTCTGCCAAACAGTAATGCCGGTGTATCTTCTGTTGGGTTATCTTTCCAATAACGGAAATGTGCAGGACTTTTAACCATGTGCTTTAAGTCTGTACTGCTGACACCTTCACGTTGCCGGTAGTCTTTATTACTGATTCTCAATTCTTTCATCCGTGACTCTCCTTTACTGTCTTAAACTTCTTAACTAAACAATCAATACAAAGCATATCTCCATCATAGTCGTATAATTCCGATGCATCGTATTCTTGCTTGCAATCTCCATCACAATAGTAGTGCGGAACATTTATGTTATGGCAAGCATTTCCAATACATGGAAAGTTTTCCGTTGCACATCCAACGCATTCATCTTCATAAACTATCATTGTAATTCTCCAATTCTTCTAATTTTCTTTTTGCTCATATTTATTAACAAACCCTCCGCTTATAATTTTTCCATCGTTTATTTGATACTCAATTCTCAAAACCTTGTTAATACTTATCAATTCTCTGATTGTGAGTAAGTTGTAATCCGTCACAATCACGTTATCATCTCCTATACCTGTCAATTTTCAATTTCTTATTTGTCACTTTATGTACTATATATATGTAGAAATCCGTTTGTCTTTCTACCAACCAATTTCTACAATCAAAACCATATGAATTTATGGCTTCTTTCTGTGCCCTTGTAGGCTTTACTGCTCTAATATCAATCACCCTCTCTTGAAAAATATAAAGCACCGGATTTTTCATAAGGTTCTCCGAATCCGTGAAAATAATCTGTTCGGAAATAGTACATATCCGATGGATGATTATTTTCCCTTAACGCAATTTTCACTGCTTTTTCTACTTGTTTTGTCCACTCCTTTTCTTCAAAGTCATGCCAGTTAGTTACTTCATATGCGTTTTTTGCATATATAACTTCTTCAATTGTTTTTCCTCTGCCATCTTGCAACCGATTTAAAATCGTTAAACAAACCATTGTCTGTGTCTGTAAGTCTTGGTTCCCTGCTTCGCAAAATGTTGTTCTGCAAAGCATTTCATAATCTTCTTTGGAAAATTCCAAATCAAGCCATTTACATTTGTATGTTTTCTCTTTCTTTACAGGACTTGATTTCTTTTGGACTTTTATTTCTTCTTGTATGATTGGTTCTTGTGGTTTTACAATGATTTTTTCATCATAGTCACATCCAATAAATGGCATGGAAAGAAATAATGCTGCGGTTATTGCAAAAAATTGATTAGTCATAACATAATCAGCAATTTTCATTCATATTCTCCTTCGCTAGAAACTTATTAACAAAATAAACTTGTCCCTTACCAGTTATTTTTGTAGTTTTCGTAATTCTCACTGAACCATCCGGATTTTGTACATTGCTTTCCTTGATTTCAAATAAGCCTTGTTCAACGTATCTTTGCATTGGCATATTCTTTGATAAACCGCCTTTAATAAGGTAACCATTCTCTCTCAACCACTCAAAAAGTCGTTTCTGTCCGATTTGATAGCCATTTTGACAAATGAGTTTTGCTAAATCTCCTACTAATATAGAAGTTTTACTCGTCGATACTGCATCAGCAAATATTGCCTTTGGTTTCATAACCTCAATTTGTTTATTTCTTTCTTCAATCTGTTTCTGTGCTACCAATAATGCCTTTGCCATAAGTTCCGCATCTGACATCTGCTCTTGCCCTGCTATGTAACCACCACTTTTACGGATTGATGGTATTACTTCGTGAGTTATCCAACGCTTAAACTCTTTTGCACCTTGTTTACGACTTGCTAATACAAGGTTGTACAATCCAAATTCATTTACAATAACCGCTTCTCCTTGACGCCCTAAGTTAAACTTAGACCGTTCATCTTCATCAAGTCTTTGTGTCGCCATTGTTGGATTACTTAATTCCAATGCCTTGCAAATATCTGTTGCAACAAACCAAGGCTCATTATCTTTAGTTACTGTTCGTATCTGACCGAACTCGTTTGAATTAAAAATTTGTAATTCGTTCATAAATCTCCTTTCTCGTAACGTGGTACGTGACTTATTTAACAAAAAAAATAGGACTCGGGTTTTCAATTTCTAAAATAGAAATAAGCTTAAGCATATCATCAGAATCAAATTTTTTCTTTTCCATTCTTCCTTGCCATTGTCTTTTAGATAATCCCATCATGTTGTAAACTTCTGTTTGTGTAAGTCCACGCTCAATTATTAAGCCTTTTAACTTATTAACGTCTACCATCGTCTCACTCCTTTCTCGTAACGTGGTACGTGACTATACATTATCACATCTTTTGTAACGTGTCAAGTGACTTTCGAAACTTTTTTTGTTGCATATTATGTTATTTATGATATAATGTTTTTAAATCTATAAACCAAAAAAAAGGAGATGATTGATATGAATATTCACAAAAACATAAAAAAATTAAGGGAAGAAAAAGGTCTTACATTGGAAGAAGTTGGGAAAAAGATTGGAACAACAAAGCAAACTATTGGTAGATATGAAAGTGGTGAAATATCTAACATACCATATGACAGAATAATCCAACTTGCTGAATGCTTTGAAGTTCATCCCGGTAAAATAATGGGATTTGAAGATTACCCAAAAGATACACCGTCTTTTAAAAAAGAACATTTTTTACTTATAAATTTATATGAAGAACTAAACAATGAAAATAAGAAAACAATATTAAATATGATGAAATTTTATGTTGATTCACAAAAAAGAAATGGAGATGAATAATATGAATAATATAGAAAAAAAGAAAAATAGTGGTTGTCTTTCAATAATAATTTATCCTATTGTATTTTTTATATTGATTGGTATTTTTTCATCTTCTCCTCATGAAGAAGATGAAGTACCAAACACATTTGAAGAAACCGAAATTGTAAATGATAATGAAGAAATAGAAAAAGAAATTATAAGTGTAAAATCAAAAATTGTATATGATAAAAATAATGTAAAGATAAAATTAAAATCAATAGAAGAAACTGCTTTAACCTATATTGTTAATCTTAAAATCATAAATAATTCTAATTTGAATTTAGGATTTCACGCTCATGCATATTCCATAAATAACATAATGACAAAAAACAATATATATGAAATGGGTTACGATATTGCAAGTGGTAAAAAAGCAACTGCACAGTTAGAGATAGAGAAATCCTTATTAAAGGAATTGGGAGTATCAAAGCTAAAGAAAATAGATTTAATGATATGGGCTTATGACAACGAAAAATCTTTCAAAGAATTTGAAACGGATATTATAGCCATTAGAACTAATTTAGACAATAAAAAATACAAAAAAATAAAAGGAGAAAAAGTTTACGATAAAAATAATATTTTTATTGAATATGTAGGACAGAATAACAATGAATATACTTACTGTTTAACCAATAAAACAGGAGAATATTTTAATTTTGATATAGAAAACATTTCTTTTAATAATTATGCTTTTTCCGAAACAGATTACGACATATACAATATGATTGTTTTTGATAATTCCAGCATAATATTTACATTAAAACCAAGTGAAGAATTTATGGAAACAAATAATGTTAAAAATGTGAAAAAAATAGAATTTTCACTTGCTATTCGACCTTTAGATGATTATTTTAAAGAAAGAAACTCAGACATTATAAAAACAAAAATAAAATAAAAAGGTGGATTACCCACCTTTTTTATTTCCAAAATTCTTTAGCAAATACTATAAATTCATATATGTATTTGTAAAATTCTACACTATTACCAGAATCAAGTTCTTCAATAATAGCGTTTATGTAATCTTGTTTCACAGATAATTTTTTTTTCATAGTAAAACCCTCCTATTATGTATATCCACACTAATAACGAAATCCTTAAAAAGATAATACCACTTTTAAAAACAAAATTCAACACTTTTTCGAATAAATGTTCGATTTTTGTAAAACCATCTCCTTTATAATTGGGGCAAGGCATATTACCTTACCCCGCCAAAACTTGAAGAGTTATCCTTTCGGATATTCATATTATAATACTATGATTTTACAAATTCCACATTTTTCGTTCGTCTTTTCTTCTCATAATTCGACAATTCGACAGTTACTTTTTAATCCAACCGACTGACCAAACACCATCTAATTTGTACCGAATCTTGATGTATTTTTCATCTTCCGTAATGTATTTCACATTCTTACCTTTAGAAAGCATTACATTGGTAATCTTTCCAGCTTTTTCACGCTTTGTTATGGAATTATACTTATTTTTGTATATAGCCTTATCTTCTGTTAATGTAATCGACTTAAATGGACTTAAATCACGTTCCAATTCAAAGTTATACACAACACCGGTATATATCTTCTTACCTTTGATGTATGCAACCTTAGAACGTCCGTTACACTTATCCTCAATCAAGAACACTGGAACGCCATGCCCTAGCCTTGTCTTACGTTTAAGAGTTTTATTACCGTAATACACACTAACTTTGCTCTTATCATCTTTTGCTTTGATTTCGGTAAAATACTTTTTCAAGAATTTCTCTGTTTCATCAACGCTAAGATTTGAAACCTGCTTAATGTCTATTTCTGCATCTTTCCATGTGTCAATGAATACTGATGGTGTTCCATATTTCAGCTTTAACGCACTAACACTACCTATTGCATCTTGATACTTTGACATTTGGAAGTGTGGCTTGTCAACAAAACTAATCCAGTTACCGCCCCATGCAAGTCCATAGGATTTGAATATCTTCGCAACCTGTTCAATCCATCCATTGAAATCAAAGGCACCATTGCCATCTAATCGGCATACATCAAATGCCACACCCCACTGATGCATACTTCCGTAATTAGTGCCTTTACATTTGCTCGAACCTTGTTTATAAAACAAATCTTGTTCCAAAACTGTTCTATATGTTTCTGTAATTCTTACTTTTAATCCTTTTCTGTAACATTTGTATAACCCAAATGCAATAATAACTTGTAGATCCGGATGTAATTTCAAACTATTCCTCATTTTTATTCTCCTGTTCTTTTGCTAATTCTTGATTATATTCCGCAATCTGTTTCATTTTAAATTCTTCATTTGCCATGTTGCACTGTTGGTACATTTCTTTCATAATCGGCTCAACAATGTAAATTGGTAACTGTGAATCTTGTACTGCTTTCATAATGTTTTGCTTTAATTCTTCCATTGCTAATACTATTGGTTTTTCCATGATATTACTCTCCTATCTTCTCTTTTAATTCTTTTATTTCTTCATATAATCCTTGGCAATATCTGGCAAGAATCATAATAAATTCTTCATATCTGACATTGTACATTGGCTCTGCATCATAATCCTTTTGTAGTTCATATTGTGGATTTCCATCTTCATCATCTTCCATTCGTACTGCCTTATCAGAGTAATCTTTTACAAGTGGTGCGAAATAGTCCGCATCAATGCCATTATCTATAAGCAGCTCTTCTAAATCTTGTGCGATGATTCCGTAGTGTGTTCTTCCACTTGTTCCGTCATTGAACTTAAAAGATGATGGTTTTAATCCATTGATAATCTTTTCTGCAAACTCATATGATATATCTTTAATGTCATGTTTTTTATTTCTATCAGATGTTGTGATTACACCAGATGAGTTGTATATGTTATTGCCATAAACAGAACTAAACAAATATGATGAATGCCCTAAACTGCAACCTTGTGATGCATTTGGTCTAATCTGTAACAGATTGGAAAATTGCCCAAACCACAATGAGTAATTGGAATAATCAGTTGTTCCACCACCAATTTTAAAACCAACATTAGACGTTGAAGATGATGCTTGCGTAGCTACCCTCATATTCCCTATGTTATGTACATAGGAACTGCTTGCTGTAAAACTTCCATTAACTGTCGCATCTCCCGGCATTGAAACTGTTCCAGCTTTTGTAATCACAAAATTTTTCAATGTTTCATAATTAAATAACCGAAAATTTTCATTAAAACAATCAAACTCCCATTGGACTCCGTTAGGTGACCACCATGTAACATTTCCACCTTCTGACGACGAATATAGTTGAACTTTGTCACCAGCTCTTACACGACCTGTTACATCCAAATTACCATTCACAGTACCACCAGTTTTTGGTACTGCATATAATGAATAATTGTTATCATCTAGCACAGTTGTCCAATCATTCCACACTCCTGCATTTTGCCCTCTATATTGCAAATAAGCGTCACTGCCACCTAATCCGACTGCAAGTTGAGAATCCCATCCATTTGTATTATCCCAAAACATATGTAGAATATGACCACTTGCTTTCGGCTTATTGTCAGTCATTGATGCTGTTGCCAAAAACTTTACCAATCCACCACTACCATCTGATGATATATTTGCTGATGTAGGTCTTGTCGTGTAGTAATTTGCTAATTTCTTTGCAGTTTCAGTCGAACTACTACCACCACTAACCTCTCTCCACCCAGGTACACCATTTTCATCTGTTCCCCACACCATATTCGGATAACTTGCCCCAGCTGTTACATACCCCTCACTAGTTGATGTATTTGCTTTCCATGTATTTGTATCAGATGTTGGTGGTGTGTACCCTAACGCATTAGTCACATCATCTTTTGTTATTTCTGTTATATAATCGCTGTCATTTTCTAACTGACTTGTTTTTGATGGAATCGTCGGTTTATTTTTAATGTAAGCATCTGATGAGGTATCTGTTACATTCCAATCTGATTGTACATTTTTCTCTGCATCTGTTGGTGCATAAGATGTTGGAAGATTGTCTATTTTACTTTTGTAATCATTATCAAAGTCATTTGTAGACAATCCTTTTCCATCTTCCTTATCGACTTTGTTGTTAATACCAAGTGCATTTATCAATTCATCTGCGGTTATATCATCTTTCATGTCGATTCCTGCAATTGTGAATGTGTCCTTAACTAATCCGTTGACTAATGCTGATACATCAACATCAAGCGTTGTTCCGTTCTGCAATGTTAAAGTAATGATTCCGCTACTGTATGTAGCATTGACAACCATACTTTCTATTGGGAAATCTATGGTTTTACTTGACAATACCGCACCATTCTTATCTTTTAATTGTAATGTCATTACATATGTACTTGTATCAATGCTTAATCCCAAATCATAACCGGATTCAGTAACCAGTGCATAATCTCCAATCGGCTGAGCATAATCAACCATCTGTTCTTTTGTTACAAATCCCTCAGGGCTATACTCCGAAAATAATTTCTTTACATGGTCTATTAAATGTTTTGTTCCTTTTTCTTTTAATGCCGGCATAACTTACACCTCACTATTTGAATGATAGAAAAATCTTGGGGCAACAGATACATATTCATTACCGGATGTATCTGTCATAATTGAACCGACTGGGTAGGTCTTGTCTGGTGAAAAGTACAAATTTTTCGGTATTGCACTCTCTATAACCATATATAACGGATATAATGTAAATTTATCCCCTACTGTGTTGGTTAATTTCATTGTTGGTATGTTAAAGTGATTATTAGAATTTGTACTTTGATTTCCTAAATATGTAACATTATCTCCATACCAATCATCACAACAGAATCCTTGTATGTAGTAACTAATATTTTCACTTGTTTTTGCAGATAAAAAAGTAGACATAGCAGTGGAACACATAATAAAGTGATTTTCTTCATCCACAAATAACACTCTTTTCAATCCATTGACATACTCCGGATAAGAATCACTTGTAACATCCGGGACATGAAATAATATCTCTGCCTGTGTTCCATCTGTAAATGTAATGCTTTGTGTTCCGCTAATAACAGATGAACCAAACGAAAAATTACTACTATCATAAGATTCACTTAATCCTAATTCATGCAACTTGTCAACAAATACACTGACCATCTTACTGGAACTCGCTGTTGAACTGATATTCACTCCACCTAAATCATATATACTAAGCATCTGTTACCTCCGTTCCTACAATTGCAGTTGTTAATAATGTTTCTGTTTGAATATTGTTAGAATAATTTCCAAACACATTAACACCTAAATCCAATTCTGTTCCAAACCATTCGTCTATTTGTTCTTCTGTTATCTCCGAATTGATTTCATTATACAATTCCTTAGACAATGCTCCGTCTTGCGTAGATGATGCTATTGGAATTGTTGCAGTTGTACCACTTTTCAATTCTGTTCCATTAAGTTTTACACTCTGCACAGCATCGTTCTTAAAATCAGCTAATTCTTCGTTTACAGACGTAATTTGTTTTTGCAGATTTATAATACTTTCCATGTTTTGAACGGAACTACTACTACCGGAATAACTTGTATTTGCATCTTTTGATGTACTGGAAGTAGAAGTATTCTTTATAAAACTACTGATTTTTGTTATCAATCCACCATCACATTGATGTTCTATTTTTGATATTACAAAATTATGCGATTTTGAATTACTATCATAAAAAACAATAGGGTCGCCTATTTCATACACAAAATTTCCAACAAATTCAGCATTTCCACTTTCTCCGCTTGCCTTTGCATTGATAAAAAAATTAGTAAATACTTCTTTTGTTTCTAGCTCAAATGATGTTTTTGTCATATTTTTAAAATATACATTTATTTCATTTCCCAAAACATTACGTTCATCTGAATATGTAGATGTTGGTTCTGAATCGCTTAAAGAAAGTATAAAATTGCACTTTCTTACAATATTTATATATTCTGAATCAATTTTCATACCATCTTCATATAGAATATCTTGATTTGGAATGTGATTACCCCAAGTTGGATAACTCTTTATTACTAATTCCCCAACATTATTTACATAAGCATTTGCTCCAATCTGTCCGCAGATATTTGCTATAATTTCACGTTGTGTTACTCCGTACATTTTTACTGGCAAATAAAACCTATCATATTCTCCAGTTATTTCTTCATAATCTTCATTTCCAAATATATCAGCATTATTTCCATTTGCTTTCATTCTCCATGTTGTCACGTAATCATTCATGAAATAATCTAATACATCTGCATATTTTTTTAAATTGATAAGTTTACTAACGTCGTTACCGGTTGTTGGTGTATCAAATATATACGAAACATCATTACACGACACTTTATATAGACTCAATTCGTCAGCTACTTTATCTACAAAACCTGTAAACACCGGAAATTCCTTTGGGTAGTTTTCTAAATGTCCATTGATTAGAATTTCTTCACTTCCTTGCCCGATATATGTTAAATCCGCAAAGAAATATGCTTCTGTTGCTCCGGATGCAACTGGTGTAAATGTTGTTCCGGCATTCCACTTATAATACCCTGATATTTGCCATGAATATTTATCATCTTCTAATACTTTTTTAATCTTTGTTCTTTGCATTATGACACCAAACGCATTTGATTCAAACTTAATTGTATTCCAATAATCAAGTTCTATTTTGGTAGGATATATAAAGTTATCCCCAACACCTATATGGTATATATAATACGCATCTTCTTCTGTTAATTTAGATGCTGAAAACAATATTGCTGAATAACTACTGTTTGTAGTCCATCTTATTTTTTTAATAAGATTTATGATTTCTTCTTCATCTTCTCCGAATTTATTTCCAACATAATAGCTATCATCAAATTCCTCTGCCTCTTTATAGTCCGGTGTAACAGCCATTATCTGTACATGTTCATTTTCGGTCAATGATTTTTCTTCGATTTCAAACTCACATGTCGCCATGCCAAAGAATCCAAATGATACCTTGTTATTTTCCGAAAAATACTGTGTTGATTTATAATTATTTATGTCAACTATCGTATCTGTACTGATTCCTTTTGCGTACATTTCGTAATATACACTTGTATCATCTAAATAATCACGATATTTCTCGTCTAGTTCTAGCATAACAACACCTACCTTTCTACTGCCGATAGTGTGTAACCATCAATCTTAGTAACTCCACCATATGTACCATATACTGGGATTGGAACACTTCCAAAATAACAATTAGCAGTAAATTCCCATCCGTTTCCATCATTGAAATATACCGGAACAAATGGCTTGCTTTTATTACTTGTTTCTGCACTGATTTTGGCAACTTGTTCATATGTAAGAATTGGAAAATCAATATCTATCGTCTTTTTGATGGTTATAATCGTTCCGACCATATATCCTTTGTTATTTCTTTTTGTATTTTTTGACCATATCTTTTCTTCCGTAACCTTAAATCCCGATGCTTTAGGACTAGGCATTGTAACATTGTTTATTTTCAATACTGCCATGTCATACTCCTTACTTTAAGGAATAAAAAATGTCTGACATATCATTTAATATGACATATCAAACATTTTTTCCTTAATACTATGTTTTACGTTGGAAATGGCAATCTTCCAGTTTGTGAAAAGTATCTGTCTGATTGCTGTTGCACAACATTAAATAATCCTTGTGCATCTCCCTCTAATGTAATATTGACGTTTGCTCCACCGCCTTGCTGCATACCAGCAACGACAGCACTATATACCGCAGGATATACCGCATTTGCGATACCTTGTGTAATCTGTTCATTATTTGCTACCGCTGTCTTTCCGTTGTTAAACTGTCCTACTAATTCGTTATGATTAGCAAAGAACAATCCATCCTCTGGAAAACCACCAGTTTGGAATGTTGGCAATTTACCTAACGATACCTCAAATGCAGGAAGTCCAACAGATATTTTTTTACCCATTATTTTAAAAGTTTTTTCAAACCCTTTAAATTCAAGGTTTAAAGCACCATTGATAAATTCAGCGAATCCATTCCAAACACCTTTAATTGCGGAAATTGCACTTTCAAATGCTTTTTTTAATCCATCTTTAATACCACTAAATGTCCATTTTTTCTCCGAAAACCACGATGCTACATTGTTATTCCACCAATTAACAATAGCAGTATCTTTCCACCATGATACAATTTTGTTCCAACCGCTTATCATTCCATCTTTTACAGAATTAAACAACTCTGACCATTTTTTTAATGTAAACCACGGTTTCACATCCTCTTTAAACCAATTTTCTATTTTCTTTCCAATTTCTAATATTCCACCAGATATATCATTCCAAGATGGAAGTTTCCATTCCGGTTTAAATATTGACAACTCAAAATCTCCAGTTTTTATATCGGATTTGAATAATCTCCATGCACGTTTAAAATCTTTTACTGATGGTAATTTCCATTCTGGCTTAAATATGGATAGTTCAAAATCTCCATTATCTATATCAGCAAACAATAACTGTAACGCATCTGATATTTCGTTATATGTCGGAAATTCAATTAAGTTAACTAAATCAAACTTAAAATCTCCATTGCAAATATCATCCCATGCTAAAGATAATGCACCCTCTAAATCCTCAGTATTTACAATTGAGTCTGAAATAGATATAAATGCATCTGAAACCGTCAATGCAAACGGATTATCTCCAAGCCAATCTGTAAACATTTGCTCTGATGATGCGACTATATCTTCAAATGAATTTTCTTCCCATATTGGTTCTAATTTTTCTTCTGCATAAGAAATTGTTACAGATGCAACTACTAAAGATATTGCTATTGGCTTTAATTTGCCTAATGCTTTATTTATTACAGGTGTTAATGCTTCTTTTATTTTTTTAGATGCACCAGTAAACTTCATTAACGCTAATGCTCCAATAATTGCACTTTCTAATGGTGCTGTATCTATAAATCCCGCTGTAAATTTAATTATATCTTCAACAGAAAATACTATAATACCGATTGCGTTTTTTATAATTTTTAAAAAATCTATTTCTTTTATTACTTCTCCTAATGCTGAACCAATTTCCTCGCCTTTTATGCCTTTTATTGCTGTTTTTATTGTTTCAGTTAACCCAACAGCAAGATTTGATATGGTTTTTCCAGCTTTTGACCAATCTGTTGTTTCAAAAAAACCATTTATAAAGTCTGAAATAGAAATTCCAGCTGATTTAAAATCAAATGTGTCACTAAATCCAAACGCTAAATTTATAGCTGTATTTACTCCCTCTGCAACTGTTGAACCAACTAAATTAAAACTTGTAGTTTCCATAGCTCCATTAAGAAATTCAGCTACATTCACACCTAAATTTTTTGCATCATTTTTTAATTTTTCAAAATCCGCACTCAATAATATAGAGTTAATTTCCAAACCTAAATCTTGCCCAAGTCCTTTAAAATCTCCCTTTTTAATTCTATTGAATACATTTTTGAAGTTTTTCTCTATTTTATTTGCTATTTTCTGTGTTTTATTTTCCATTCTGTCAAATGCACTGTTCCACTCTTTTTCATAGTCAGAAAGTGCATCATAGAAAGCATTTGTTAATGGATTTGTAACACCTAATCCACTTGATGTTTTATTGGTACTGTTGTCAGATAGCTTATTGATTTTGTCAAATCCTTGCAAATTGTCAGATGCTTTTTTTGCTGATTCCGCAACATTATCAAATGCATCTGCTTCATCATACAATGCGGAAATATCAAAATCACTGCTACCAATACCACCCCAGTCAAAATCTTCAAATCCTAATAATTTTACCAACTGTTCAGCTAATCTCTGTAATGCAATAACTAACGCATTCAGATATGGTAAAACTTTAGCAACCATTGGAAGTAGTATATTTCCGATAGTTCTTCCAAGATTGGATAAGTTGGATTTTAACAATCTTAATTGGTTTGCAGGCTGTTCAATTGTATCGGACATATCAGCCCATGCATACTTTGTATTATCCAATAAGATTATTGTACGCAATAATGCCTTATCATTCTGATTTAACGCATTTATATTTGCCTTTATTCCTAATTCATTTAACTTCTGTTGTAAGTTTGCGTTACGGATATTTACACCATATTTATCAAGTGTTCTTGACATACCAGCTAAACCACTTGCCATATCATTCCATACAGATTTAAAATCCAAGTTCTTAACAGATGCTAAATCCGCACCAATCATTGTTAAAGCATTAGACAATTTTAATGATGTTTCACTTGCAACACCCATAGAACTGGACATTTGAGCAAATGTAGATTGATACTGCATCAGTTGATTAGGGTCTATTCCAAGGCTTTTCATTCTTGTATTTTCAAGCATCCCACCTTCCGTCACTTGAAAACCAGTCATTTTCTGTGTTAATTGTTCTGCTCTTTTACTGAATGATTCATAATATGCCTGTGCCGAATCATATCCTAGTTGTTCCCAGCTACTCAAATTAGCTTTTTCCGCTACCTGCTCAAAAGAAGCGTTGAAATAATTCAATGTTTCTATATAATTCATGGATGATTCTACGGAACTCCACAATTTCTTCATTCCTCGTATAACAACCCAATATGTTGCATAGAATTTTCCAAATGCAGAAGCCAAACTCAATGTGCTTGTCTTAGTTTTATTCATAGATTTGCTCATACGATTAAAACTATTCATGATAGAATTTGATGCAGAACCAACCTTTGCACCTTGTGATGATAAATTTGCCAGTGCGTTAGTCATATCAATAAGATTTTTACTTACTTTTGGTGCCTTAGACAATGTTGTCATCATCTTATTAAGTACATCTGCCATTCTAGGCATATTATTTATTGCTGTGATTGTTGAGCCATATCCCAACTTGCTAATTCCTTTTGCCAAATCGGAAATTTGCTGTGATGAACCTTGCAATCCTTGTAAAGTTCCTAAAGAATTTGAAAACGATCTTAATGCGTTAGATGCACTTTGTAACTGTGCCGGATTTATTTGTGATAACTTCTGTATTCCTTTTGCAACTCTTGTGTAATCAGGCATTTTTATTGTTGATAATTTTGCCATAGAATTGCTTAATCGTTCCAGTCCACCAGTAAAATTAGAAATATTTGTGTTTTCAATCTTAGACAACAATGTAGATAATGCATTCAGTTTAGTGGTCAATGTTGTGACTGCACTATTCGCTTTTTGGGCGGATGCATTTATTTCTATTGATAATTGTTCAATTGTTGCCATCTTTTCCACCTACCTTTATAAAAAAATGGCAGAAACAACGAACAATTCTACTTTGTGTCACCTCTGCACATTTCAAATCATATATTTTCGTCATTTCTGCCTATATATGCAAAACCTACTTGTTATTGCCTTTATTAAGTTCAAAATTAGACTTCATTACTTCTAATTTAGCTACAAATAATTCTCTTTGCTTTTGTAAATCTTCTTCCGATAATGGTTTGTTTTGATTTTCCACTTTTTGCATCAAAGGTGTATCAACATATTTTGTCTTTGCTTTCTTTCCATTCAAACAATGTTCAATAGCAAATAATAACGCACTTACACCATACGTTCCAATCCATGTATGCATCATTGCATCCTTTTCTTTCATTTCAAGGTTATATGCCTTTGAATACACGTTCATATCGGACGGACACGACCAATCTATTTCATGTGGGGAAATTCCATAGCCTTTAGTGACTAATAGCCAATATGGACGAATTTCCTCACAATATATTTCCCATGTTAATTCTTTTTGTTCGACAGATTCTATTTTGTTTTCTGTACTTCTTTCTCCACTTCTCTCTCGAACATTTTCTTTAAAAAACCATTCTTTGTCATTTCTTCCTGCAATTCATTGAATAATTCAACTGCATCCGCATCACATTCATCCATGTACTCCGCAACTAAAGAAAATGCCTTTGCTTTCTGTTCTTCGAATCCCTCATTTGTATCTAAATTATAACCAAATTCATCGGAATGCTCTTTCTGTAATCCGATTAAAAGAAATTCCGGAATAAATAAAAGCATATCTTCTACTTTTTCTAATTCTCCCTCACTTGCTCCAACGCTTACTTTTGTAATTTTAGAAAGCAATCTTGATTTTAAAGTAGGCTCATATCCAAATTTAATTCTGTACTCTTTTCCATTTACGTTTAATGTCATCATATCTTTTTACCTTCCTTTCCTTTTATAAGGAAGGGGCAGTCCGAAAACCGCCCCTTATTTTACTAAAATTCTTCTTCAAGTTCCGAATCAGAGTTTTCTTCTACGTCTTGCAAATCCTCTGAATCTTCCGCAAGACTAACTATTCCCCCGTAGCAAATGCTACCTTTTCATCCATTCCCTTGTACTCTTCAATAGTCAAGTTCATTTCAACAACCAGTAACTCGTTCTGACCGATTTCTGGCTGTGGAATTGCTGATGGTGGCTGTGCTACAACGAAGAATGCTTCTTCAAATCCCGGAATAATAATCTCAAACCACATTCTATAATTGCTTCTCTGTGCTGTCTGATATTCAGAAATAAGTGTTGACCATTCCGCTTTTGTTTCCGGTGTGAAGTTAATTCCAACCGCAAACGAACCACCTGTGTCGGCACGTCCTTGAACATATCTTGATACCATATCCTCTAATGCGGATGCATCAATCTGTTCATTTTCGATAGTGATACCACCGATTGAGTTAATTCTTGTTAATTGCTTTAACGTTGTAGGCTTTTCTCCGGCTGTTGTTTCCACACCATATCCGAAAGTAATACCTAATGTACTAATACCAGCTAATGCCATATTATTACCTCTCTTTCTTTGCAAAAAAATAAGAGCATAAATGCCCTTTAATACGTTTTAAATGTTACAATTTATCATTTGCACCTATGATTCTTCTGAATCTTGCAGTGCATCTATGAACATCTGTACTGTCAAATTCGGGAATATTTATCACCTCAAATTTCATGGATTTCATAATTCTCATTATTTCTCCCATTACTTTTCTTGCACGATATTGTGTTTTATTGTCGTACACATCTATCTGAAATGTAAATAATCCTGCATTGATACTTTCTCCATCAATTGTCTGTCCTTGTTCAGAGCTACCAACTGATTTTACAAAAACAAACGGAAATACTGCTTTTGTGTTGGAATTATCCGTTGTGGAAAAATTGGTGTCACCCATTCCATATTCAGTTTTTAATTCTTTGTTAAACTCTGTCTTAATTCTTGTGAAAATCATAGACGGAACTAACATTACCCATTCACTCATCTAGCAAATATCTCCTTTGCTGTTTTAACAACCAAATTCATAAGTTCCATAGAAGTTTCATACATAAACGGTCTACTTGGCATACCCTCGGTAAAATACCAATTTCCATTATCATCTTGATAAAACCACCCATATTTTCCGTCTTTTGTGTGATGTATCGTTTTTCCTTGTGCGTAAACGACTGGCAATTTCCCAGAATATGGTTTTGAAGCACCAATAATTCCAGTACCAATTTCAACATAAATTGCGTGTTCTGAATCAGCTACAACATAAAAAATAGCAGTACCTTTAGCACTGCCACCATACTTTGTGTGAATACTGTTTATCAATTCGCCGGTAAAGATTGCATCCAACCTAGCCACATTTACTTGTGCTATGTCAACGCCCTTGTCGGCTAGTTTTTTTGCCAATAAATCAACTTTATGTTGCAAAATGTTGTCTTTATAATTCAGCAAATTTTTTTTTAATTGTTCTATTCCTTTTACGGATAAATCAGTCTTAAATACTCGTTTTGCCATTACTTCACAACCTTTTTCAGTACATATTTGTCAAAATTAAGACTAGGAGAAACTTTTACAACGGTATAGTCTGCACTATCTCCATCAACAGTACCATCCGCATTATATTTTGGCTCTGTATTATGCCAAATTAAGCTAGTTTCTGTAATAGGCAAGGTATTCTTAGGTACAATCAAAATCGCTTCATATGACGAAATATCAAGTCCAAATTCTTGTGCTTCTGTTTCGCCACCACTCATAGCAATATTGCCCTTGAATTTTATTGGCTCTCCATACACAAGTTTTGTTTCTCCTGTATCTAAAGGGTAAGTATTACCATCATCATCTGTATATTCTTCGTAAATTGGAACTATCTTATCTTGATTTGCGTAATATAAGGTTTGCTTGTTCTTATTCAGTGTCCTCATTCTCCGTCACATCGCTTTTTATACTTAACATTTGAAACGCCAAGCAATGCACCAAAAAATGTAGCAAAAAGAGAAATTGTACCAACAATAACTGTTGTGTCAAATCCGTACAATTCTCCAAGCCCTGTGATTAAAGCAATTGTCGGGGCAACTGCAACTAATAAAATCCATTTAATAACGTCATAAACCTTATTACTCATCGTGACTACCTCCGTTCTTTGTCCTTAAATGCAGTTCTTGAATTTCTTCGTACATTTTTGTTACCATTCCATTACCGCCCAAATTGTGATACGCTTCGTACATTTCAACAAAATTGTTGTAAACATAAGACGGTATTTCCCCTAACTCAACGTACTTGTCGTGATACTCAATCAACTGCACTCTAAGAAGTAACATTGTTCCCTTGCTATTTGCGTCTCTATCCTTTTTCTGTTGCTTCAAAAACCAAACAACATATCCAAAGAATGATGTAAGAATAATAGGCAAGGCAACTAAATATGTTTGCATTAAAAATTCGCTCATATAAGCACCTCTTCAAGTTCTGTCATTTATTCCTAGCCCCACCACCGCTTTATGTTACGGAATACCCTGCAATCACTCAACCTACATAGTAAATCAAGCAACCACGCACAATCTTCTAAAGTATCGTTACATAGTTTGGAAAAGCACTATAAATACTAGGGCTAATCCAACTGCTATCATAAGTACGGCTAACACCATTCTCGGAGTGTGACTTCTGACCTTCTGCTCCTGCCTTTGCATAAACTTCCACGCAAGCCATAGCCAAATTGTTTTTGCCTTTTGACAAATCGGAAACAATGTTCTTCTCTGCAAAATGGCTAGGAAAGTGGCAATTCTGCGAAATATGCTCAATAACGAAATCCACAATAGATAAAGGAAATGCTTCCATTGCTTCTCCTGTTTCTGTCACATAATCTTTTGCTTTACCACGCACATATTCAGTTAATTCTTGCATTGTTTCCATATTCGCAACTCCTACAATTCAAACTTATCAATCAAAGCCTTTTTGATTTCCGCACCACTTAAACTGTCATCAATACCGTTTTCTTTTGCCAATTCTTTCAAATCAGCAGTAAACATACGGTTGATTTCGGTTTTGGTGTACGCAAATTCTTCTTTTGCAAGATTTTCAGCAAATTCATCTAGGAAATTCTTTTCCTTGACTTGTTCTACTTTCTCAATCAGTGGTTTGCCCTGCTTGTTTTTGCTACTTGCTAATTCTTCTAATCTTTCATTTGATACCTTTAAACCAAGGCGAGGGAACATATCCCCCACCTTGTAAGGATGATTAAAATCTTGCAAGTCGGTAAAATAATGAATTACCTTATAACTCATGCTTAATCACTCCTTGTTTTACGCTCCGGTTGCACCGCTGATTGTACCTACAACAACACCATCAAGTCTTTCTGCGAATAATACAATTCCGGAAACAACTGTATCTGATGCAGTCATATTCGTGTAATCTGGTGCTTCATGAATACCGATAAGACCTGTCTGGTCTGATGTAAAACTGAATGCTTCGTCAAGGTCAGCACCATTTACAGGAATGTAATACAATACAAGGTTGTCTTTTGCGGTTGCGTAAATCTTGCCCTTGGGAACTGAACTGTTGAAGATTACAGTACCTAAACCAAGGAAGTTTTCTACATAAGTCATACCAAATGCTGACTGTAAAGAAATGTTTGCGGTTGCAAGATAATCAGCAACATCAAGAGGGTTCATAAAGTATACAGACTGAATATCATCATCTTCAAACAATACCTGTAACTGTCCCCAAGCCTGTGCAAGTGTTGCTTGGAATGTTTCTCCAGTTGCTTCTCCTGTACCAGTTCCTAAAAATGTAAAGAATGAACTTCTAATGCCCTTCTGAACATCTTTAAGCATTGCATCTGTTGTCATTACAACCGCCTGATTGTAACCTTTTTCTACAATAGCCTCTGCCGATGTTGCTTTTCTCCACTTCTTTAATTTGATTTCATCAAAAGATACAGGCTCTGTAACATACTTTGATAACGGAATTAAATCACCTTCCGCAACATTGCCATCCTGTAAAGTACCAGTAGCCTTATAAGCCTTTAATACTGTACCTGCCTGCTTTGCAATCTTTCTTGTTACGCCAAGAGCTTCCATTAACTTCTTAATGCTTTCACTAAAGCGATATGTAAAGTCAATTTCTCTTGCTCTTGCTAAGTCTTCGCTCTTAATTAAATTTGTCTCTGCTGCCATAATTAATCATCCTTTCGTTTACTTAAATGCTTGCTGATTCATGGCGATTGCTCTTAATCGCTCATCAGAATCTTTAATTGACATAATCTGTTCAACCGTCATGGAAGAATACTGACCAGTATTAGCCTGTGGTCTTGATTTCAACCATTCTGTCTGTGCTTCTTTTACCTTTGCAGCCGCATACTTTTCCATAATGTTTGCGATTGCGTTATGGTCTGCATCCGAAACCGCATCAATCAAACTCTCAACCATCTTTTCATCAGCAACAGACTTGTAAGCATTAACAGCCTTGATGTGATTGAGTTCCTTTCTCATGGATTCTCTCTCTTCATCCGCAAGTCTCTGTGCTTCTGCCTGTTCTTCTGCTTGCTGTTCCTCTGCCGATAACTTGGCTCTTAACTGACGCTTCATTTCTGCTTCTGATTTGCTTAACTTGTCATTTGCTGACTTGTATCTGTCTCTATCAGAAGTAAGCTGTGCAATCTGTGCCATAAGTTCATCAACACTTGGTTTTGTTTCTGTAGACGTTGTTTCTTCTGCTGCTGTTGTTTCTGTGGTTTCAGTTCCATTGTTTTTGATTTCTTCTGCCATAATTTCATTACCTCTACTTTCTGCGATTTAAGTTTTCTCTAACTATTTTTTTGCGATATTTGTATTGCCCTTTCTCTAGGGCATATAAAAAGCACCCAC